AGTATCAAACAGAAGAGCAGGAACCAGACTGGGTGGTCCGGCCCTGCGTATCTCTCTGCGTTCATGCACAGTCCAATGTTTGGGTAGTTCATCGCGTAGCCTCCAAGAGGGTTTCGGTCAGTTCCAGTAGGTGCTTCTTTGACAAGGTTACCTGATAGCGCGTTTGAAGACCATCCGGGTCTTTCGCACCCATCCACTGCGACTCGATCTTCAGGTGGTAGTGACCATCTGGGATCGTCGGTTTGACCGTGACGTGTAAACGGTACGACTCGGTGACTTCGATCACCCGGTACTTCAAGGGATCGTAGTCGGAGTCGATGTCGAACAGTTCTTCGAATGCGTCGATGAGTGTGTCTTTGAGTTTCATTTGAAAAGCCTCCTGAGTTAAACGGTGTTTGGGGTTGCGTTGATAGTCGGTTGGGGTTGAATGCCGCCCAGCCCCCGACTGATGGGCACGGGCGACATGGTTGCGAGGCTTCACGCGACCGACTCGACGCGCTCCAGTTCTGCAATCAGATGATCGACCACCTGCGTGTAGGACTGGGACGCACGAGCCGCCTCGATGTCTTCGCGTTTAAACGGTTTGCTGCCGTGACCCCAGCGATCCTCGATCTCCCACTTCGAACCGATGACGAACACACCGTTGTCGTAGTTGTCGCAGTCGAGTTTGGATAGGTCATTGATGCCGACCCCGGTGTCGCCCCTGATGCCAGCGAACACACAGATGAGGCCACACAGACGTGCCATGCCATACGACTCGTCGGTAGTGGGGTCTCGGTAGCCCAGTTGACGGGCCACGTCGAGGAACGCGACGACCGACTCGATGCCGCCGTTCCAGTGTAAGTAGATGCCAAGGCCGCTGTCCTTGACTTTGCTTGCGGTGATGACTGCACGATTTCCCATGATTGCCTCCGATGGTTAGTAGGGATACGAAACGATGGCAGCGATTGCCAGCGTGAACAGGTATAGCCAGATGATGTGAATTTTCTTTTGCATGATTGCCTCACTTGGTTTGTGCTTTGAAGATTGCGTACTCTGCCTCTGTCTCAGGACCGCACTCGATGGTGATCTTGATGACAGGGTGCGACTCCATCCATACGGGGATGATCAGTTGCCGGTTGCGCACTTGAGTTCCGCTCTCGGTTGCTGCTGCGTTGGCTGCGTCGATGATTGAATCGGCGGCGAGAAACAGACGATGGACAGGATGATCCGATCCGACCTTCGCGCTTTTTTTGTTGTATGCCATTGATGCCTCACTTGAAAAGACTGAAGAAGAGTTCGCGCCCCATGCACTCACCCATGATGCGAGTGCCGTCTGCTTGCACCCACGACTCGCCGCAGCCGCCGAACCAGTCGAGCAAACCGACCGCCAGCAGAGCCATAAGGAAAAGACCGATGAAGCCTTGAATGAGAAACTGTTTCATGCTGCCTCCTGTTGAACGAATTGAAGATTGAATCGAGCGGGGTCCACCCATGAGTAGACCCGGCGCTCGTCTGCGGTTTGGACGTTGATGAGTTTGTCGTCGTGACCGAGGAACACATACCTGCCGCGCTTGCCGTGCAGGATGTCGCCCGTTTGCACGGGCTTGCCTTGAGCGTTGATGAGTTGCATATCAGTGGACCTTTCGCTGAACAGCCTTGAGAAGTTGATTGAACGCAGTCGCACCCAAGTCGGACAGACTGCTGACGGACACCGCATTGACGAAGCACCGGACCACGCTGCTCGACTGGATGCCGATGGCGACGATGGTCACGCCGACCTTGTCTGCGATGCGTTGCAGATGCTGCATATGCTCACGCTGGTAGCCCTCTGCGTCAGTGATGATGAAGAGGATGCGACGATGCTCGGGACGCTGCGCCAGTTCATCGATGGCATTCGCCAGCGCGGTATAGTCGGGAGTGCCGCCGCTTGCGCAGAGGCTGATCGAGCCGATGGTTGCCAGCGACTGCTGCAAGGTCTTGCCCCACGGTTTAAACGGGAGGAAGTGAGGGCGCTCGGTCCTGCCGCCGTTGTCGAGGTAATCGACCTTGCCGTTGCGGAACCCGGTCACCGCGAACGGGACACGCGCTTGCTGAAGCATCTTCGTCAGGTGGACCGTGACCTGCTGCGCAACCTGAATGCGGCTGCTGCCACGCTGGTCATCGTTCATCGAGCCAGAGCAGTCGATCAGCACCGACACCGCAGAGGTCTCGGCCTGAATGTGCTGACGGCGGCTGAACACGTTGACCGAGCCAGTCGCGAACTTGGTCAGTGCGCGGCGGTCCAGTCGGCCCGACTCTTCCGACTTGCTCCAGCCGATGAAGTCCAGCGAGTGCAGCAAGCGTTGCAGGTTGGTGCGGGTTGCGCCGACACCCTGCGGGGCGTTGGCGAGGTCAAGGGCGAAGCGTTGTTCGCCGTCTGCTTTGCGGATGGTTGGCATGATGCCTCCTTACACGAGTTCAAAGTTGAGAACGACCGGCTTGCCAACGTGCGGACGGGGACGGTGTTCGTCCGCATCCGACTTGATCTCACCGCACCGGTCATTGATGAAGTCAGTCGGCTCGGGGTTGCGACCGACAGGCTCTTCGCCGCCTTCGCCGTGACCGCCACCCTCACCGGGCTGGTCACTCGGCTGGTCACCGGGTTCGTCGCCGGGTTGATCTCCGGGCTGCGATCCCTGCTCACCCTCACCTTCCCCTTCGCCGTCTGCGTTCGCGTCTCCTGCGCCGTTCTGAGAAGCCTCAGACCCGTTCGCATCCTGCCCCGGCTGATCACCGGGCTGCGACTTGTCACCGGGCTGGTCCTGCTGCTGCTGCTCCTGCTGCTGTTGCTGGAGTTCGTCGCGGCGCTGCTTGAGTCGGGCGTACAGTTCGACGGCGATCTTCGCGATGGTCTTCGTGTCCTGCGCCTTCTTCGCTGCTCTGAGTGCCCAGCGCAGTTCGACCTTGTACGGGGACGCATCGACGATGGAGTCGAAGCAGATCGTGTAGCCGTTTAAACGACGACCCTCGATGGCGAGCATGAACGGGATGTTCTTGAAGTCATCCGGCTCGACGTAGCCGTTCTTGCGCAGCACCTGATTGACGAGGAACTCAAACAGCACCCGAGCATTCGGTGCGTAGCCAGACTTGACGACACACTCTTCGATGCGCGGGTCTTCCAGACCGTTGATCAGGGCCGACACATACGCGCCGTGCTGCTTTCGTGCGTTGTCCCACGGGCGATCCTGCGTGAACCACTTGTGACCGAGTTCGTGCAGGGCGTAGCCGATGAGTTCGTTGAACATGGTCTGCTCGACAGGCTTGGTCTCATCGATGCCGGGGAACATGATGTAAGTCGTGCTGCCCTCGGTCTTGATGCCAGCCGTTGTGCCGGTCCATGCGACAACCAGTTTTTCGAACTCGTTGCCAGTCGCTTTGAACACGCGCTCCAGAGTCGCTTCGACTCCGCGCTTTGCTTCCAGTGCAATCATGATGCCTCCGTTACTTGGTGAGGGCGAGTTTGAATTCGCTCTCGTTGATGTGTGACGTGTAAACGCCGTGCAGTTCGACCGCGCAGTCCGCAGGGAACTTGTTGATGATCGCGTTCTTGAACGCCGTGTTGACAGGCAGACCCTTCTTCACCGACCGCGCCCACGCAAACAGTTGGCGCAGCGAGGGAGGCTGAGTCAGCAGACCTGCACGAGCCTTCTCACGGGCCACGTTCGCGAAGCCGACGATGATCTTCGCAGCGTCGAGCGTGATGCCTGTGCGGTTGACGATCAGGTTGATCTCATCGTCCTGCGGCAGGTAGTCGAAGTACAGGGTGTACGAGAAGCGATCAATGAACGCGCTGTTCTGCTCACGCACCCCTGCGAAGTTGCCGCTGCTGTCGCCGTGCCCGTTGCTGTTGTCGGCGCAGAAGAACGCAACGTGAGACGCGACACCGATGCGCTCACCCGTCTCGCTGATGGTGATGGCGCGGTGCGGAGAGCGTTCGCACAGAGCGTGAAGGGCAGCGAGTGACTGCGCACGAGCGAAGCCGATCTCATCGAGCAGCACGATTGCACCGGGGTGACGGATCGCCTGAGTCACGATGCCAGCCTTCCACACAACCGAGCCGGACTCGATGCTGTTGCCGCCGATGAAGTCGGCACGTTCCAGCGCCTCGTCGAAGTTGATGCGATACAGGCGGCGCTTGAGTCGAGCAGCCACCTGCGTCACGAACTCCGACTTGCCAGTGCCACGCTCACCCGCCAGCCAGACGTTGTCAGGCAGAGGATCGTCGAGCGCGATCAGCGACTGGTGCAGATGCTCGGGGTTGAAGATGTAGTCATCGACCAGAGCCGGGGCATCAGGATCGTTCCACACTGCAACGGGCAGGTCACCGAAGTCCACGTCGAACCCGTAGCGGCAAGCCTCGGGGCCGAAAACGTCACGGGCCGGGATCAGTTCGAAGGACGGCAGCGCGTTGGCAACCTGCTTGATCTGCTGCGGGGTCACCTGCTCACGGAAGGAGTCGAACAGGTTGTTGACCTGCTGCGCGATCTCGTTGCTGATCCGTGCGGGGTCAGGGCGGGTGATCGAGTCCACCCGGGAGACCAGCGACTCGGCGAGGGTCTTGAACTCATCACGGATCGCAGTCGTGTTGGCACGAACGTCACTGCTGATGCGACTGATCTCACGCAGGGCGATCTCGCTGTTCTTCACGGCATCGAGTGCCTTCGCGTTGGACGTGTTGACCTTGTCGCGCAGGTCATCGTCGAGGGCGGCGTTCTTGCCGGTGATGATGGTCTGGGGCTGGACGTTCAGGACCGAGTCCCATTCGACCGTGCCGTTGTCGATCAGGCGGCGCACCTGATCACGGGCAGACCGCTTGTCGTCGAGGGGCACGAGACCCTGCTGCACGAGGACGGTGTTGAGTTGCACGAGCGAGAGCAGTGCGAGTTTTTGTTCGTAGTTCATGGTTTAGCCTCCGATGAAGTGTTACAGGGACAGGGTGTTGCGATCATTCGGGCAGGTAGGTAGCCCTTGGTTCGCCCAATACTGAGACAGGCGAACGGTGTACCCGCAGGACGGGCAGCAAGCCTTGAGCATCCGGGTGCTTTGCTTCTTCCGCACTGCCTCGATGTTTAAACGGGCATGGGGGTAAGCGCCGAGCGACTGGAGCAGGTTGGCGAAGTTCTGCTTGAAGGTGTCACCCGCCACCGTGGCGGTGGGCTTGCCTTCCAGCCAGAGGGAGCGGACGCACTTGGTGAACCGCTTGCCGTGACCGTCACCGTCAGTGGCGGCGTGGGCCAGTTCGTGGACCAGCGTGGCGAACACTTGCAGGGGATCGTCAACGACAGGCGAGATCAGAATCTCGTGGTGGTTGTCGTTCGATGCCGCAGGGGACCAGTGCTCACCGATGAAGGCGTTGTTCGCACGGGCACGGCTGGAGGGGAATCCGCAGGTCACACGAATGCGATCCGGCAGGGCGTAGTTGATCGAGTCGAAGATCGGACGGAGTTCCTCGACGGCGGCGTTGAGCCACTCTTCACGGTTGGTGTGCATTGTTTAAGCCTCCTGAGTTGCATGGTTGGAGCGGATGTCGTTCACCACTGCGTTGAGCAGGGAGAGGGCGTCCGCGCTGGAGTGACCAGCGTTGGTGAGTCGGGTGAGGTAGCGGCTGGCGATGTCCACCAGCATCTGTCCTGCGGGGATCGTCTGCTTGTGCAGATCGGGGATGGCACGAACGTCCTCTGCGAAGCAGGACAGGATGAAAGCGTCAGTGTTGCGGATGGTCATGATTCAAGCCTCCTGAGTTGAACGGTTGGCAGGGGAGATGACACCCTCTGCAATGAGGTGCTGGGCAGTGCGTCCGAACCAGCCTTGCAGTTGCCAGCACAGGCCGGTGTCAACGAGCAGTTGCCAAGCCTCGATGAGTTGCTCCTGCGAGTCGGCCTCGATCCAGCCCTCTGCAATGCCTACAGCGTCGAATGTGTTCATGGTGATAGCCTCCGGTGAGTGATGCGGGATTGCATCCACAAGCACACTCAGCGAATGTGCTTGAAGGGAAATCCCTTGCCGCCCTTATCCACGAGGGCGATGCATGGGGTGAGAGCCTTGCCATCTGTGCGCCGGTCAGGCGCGGTGCGTTGCACTGTGCTTGCTCCCCTGAAGGTGTAGGTGGGTGAGCGTGAGAGGTGCTTGCACCGTGGTAGGTGTCTCACTAGGTGATGAGGGCTGGTTGCTTCCTGTCGGTCCCCTGAGTGTGTAGGTGGGTGACCAGTCGGAAGCCGTGTACCTCACCGGCTGTCCTGCTCGGGCATAGAGTGGTTGCGAGTCACTCATCAAAGCCGTCCAACGAAACGCAAGTTTAAACGGATACAAGCACGAACGCAACCCCCCGTGCAAGCATCGGTCTACAGAGGGGAATCCACGAGGGAGAACCAATCCCGACTAATCCGTGGGGTTGTTCCAAGCCGGGTCCAGATGCCCGAAGGGCGGCAGTCGGATGCGTCAGAGGGAGACCAGAGGGAAGACCGTCAGGGAGTGCAGGGCAGGTGCTTTGGGTAGCCAGAGGGAGTGCTTGGGGATGCCAGAGGCGCGAACAACTCTTGACAGGCCGTGTAAACGAAGCGAAGGTTGGTTGCATGAACCCGAGTGCGAATGAGAGCACGAACGGGTGTTTGAGTGTTGAAAGGGGCACGAATGACCAAGCGAGACAAACTGATCGAACTGCTGGAGAGTGATGCGATCACCGAGGACGATCCTCACGCAAGCACGAACGAGCCGGGGAACCCTGCCGAAGGCGTACAGGCGGCAGTGGCAAAGATACGAGAGAAGAAGACAAAGACAGGCAAGGTGTGGGGAGTTCCCGTAGAACAGAAGGGAAGAAGACTCACGCCTCAGATGCAGTTGTTCGTCAACGCCATCCTGTCAGGGAAGACCAAGGTGGAAGCGTATCGCTCGGCGTACAACTCACGAACAGAGAACGATGCATCGATCATTGCCAATGCGAACAAACTCCTGAAGGATGCGAGGATCACTGCGCTTCTGGGGTCTCTCGATGAGGCGCTCAAAGAAAAGGTGATCGAAGACGCAGTCAAGACCCGTCGATTCGTGATGGAGCGTTTACACGACAGGGTGCTCAACGCCAAGACCGAGTCGGCAGAACTCAAGGCGCTGGAACTCATGGGCAGAGCGGTGGCAATGTTCACTGACAATGTGGACCAGAAGGTCCAGCAGGTGAATGTCCAGCAACTGAAGGACGAACTGCGTGGGCATCTCCGTGTGCTTGAGAGTGTTAAGCAGACTGAGAAACGCAGTGCCTAACCTAGGCAGTGCTGGGGGAGGGGCAGTGCTCATGCAGTGCGTGGCGCTGGGCGCGTGAGTGCAGATCAGAGCGGCGCTGACTGCTCCGTTATGCCGGTGCGATGGGGGCATGGCTCGTTATGTGGGCCTCCCCGCGACCCCCACCCGCCCCCGACCCCCCTGTACGCGCAAGGCCACCCCTCCACCCTATACGCTCTAATCCACACATTCCACCACTTCCCCTTTCCAATACGAACGTTCGCATATACACACCAGAAAGCCGACAGGCTGTATCTGCACGGAGTGCAGACGTTCGCACCCCCCACCCCTTTCTAGAGAGTTATCGGGTCAGGCTAAACCCCCTAACTTCTGTATAAACATCCAGCGTTTACATTTCGTCACCCCCGGGGGGTACTTTGCATAAAAATACTTGATGCGAACACACGTTCGCACTATCATTGACTCCTACACAAAAGGCAAGCATGGAGTTGCGATGTTCAAAATGCCTGAAAAATTTCGGATACACCTTGATGGCTACCCACCGGGAGATGAGACCTGTGGGGCGTTTATCGTCACCCTGAAGCACAACCAGATGGTCCGGGTCATTGCTTCGGCAGGGGGCGGCTGGGAACACGTCAGTGTCAGCCGGAAGGACCGAGTCCCGACTTGGGACGAGATGTGCCAGATCAAAGACCTGTTTTGGGACGATGAGGACTGTGTGGTCCAGTTCCACCCGCCCAAGGCAGAGTATGTGAACAACCACCCGAACTGTCTGCACCTGTGGAGGCCCATAGGCTGGGACATTCGGACACCAGAAAGGGTGATGGTATGAGCAGTGCCTACTGGACGTACCTGATCTACATCATCCTCTGGGAGGGGCTGATCTTCGGGGGAGCCGGGTATGCAGTGTTCGTGCTTGATCACAGCGGCTGGTGGATGCTGGCAGCAGCCTTCCTTGGAGGCATGGCTTACCCACCGAGGAAGTGGATTCATGGGGCAGAGAAATGACTGAGCAAGAACTTGTGAAGCAGTGGCTGCAACCCGGAGCCATCGTGCCGGTGGATGCGAACACCACCAGAATACTCATCACCGCCCTGCGCGAGAGGCTGGCGCAGCCGGAGCAGGATGTTTGGCAGTGGGAAGAAATCTACAAGGACAACGTACTTGTTGAGCGCAGGATGAAGCGCGGGCCTGACTGCGGATGGGAGCCGTGGCACACGCCGCGCCGCGAGTGGGTGGGGCTGACGGATGATGAACTTGAGATGTTGGAATTAAAGCACGCGCCGCCTGTGCATCCTGAATTTGTGAAGGACGATGATTGGTGGGAGTTCGCCCGCGCCATCGAAGCCAAACTGAAGGAGAAGAACACATGAGCAGCGTACAAGCAGTGACACAAGACATCCAGTTCACCGCCAAGGTGGCATCGTTTACACCGTTGCAGAATGACCTTTTGATCAAGCAGTTTCAGGAGTGGCTGATCGACCGCAGCAAAGAACAGAACTTCATCGTCTGGCGCGTTACCCTTGAGGGATCAAGTCAGGACTACAACGCATGACTCAAGACAGCATCATCCGCATGGCTCAAGAGGCTGGGGCACTGGAAGAGTTCAGACCCCTGATGGGCAAGAACTACTGGCTCTTCACCTGCCCGGAGGACTTGAAAGCCTTTGCTGATTTGATCACCGCAGCCGACCGGCAAGCACTGCTGGACACTCTTGAAGCACTGACCGGCAACGAGGAAGACCGACACCCGATGTTCTCGGAGGGGTACGATCTTGCCCTGTGGCACATCGAACAATTTGTAAGGGCGAGAAGTGAACAACAACAAGGTAATTGATCTGCCCGCCAGCACCAACTACAGCGCCGAGCAAGCATTGAACTCCGCGCTGAAGGCAGACCTGACTGACGTGATGATCATTGGCTACGATCAGGACGGCGACCTTTTTGTGCGATCCTCTCGGATGACCCGGGCAGAGGGCTTGTTCATGGTCAAAAGGGCAGAAGACTGGACCATGAATGGAGGCAGAGACAATGACTAATTTTCAGTGGTACGAACTTGGCATCCTGCTCTCCGAGGTTGGGTTGGTCCTGATGGGGGCCGGTCTCATGATGGCAGTTCTCGCACTGGCGCTGTACGTCTACCTGAAATATGCGCAAGAGAAGTAAGTACCGCCCCAAACCAATCCTGCAAAACCCAATTGGCTACGTCTTGGAAGGCATGGAGCCGGTCCGCTCGCATGGCTCCCACGCCCTGAACCTGAAGATCAGAAACCATCTCGCCCTGTCCAACCTGACTCAGGGCAAAGCCACCCGGCAAGACATCGACACCTTGATCAGCATGGTCAACATTGTCGAAGCCCTGTACCGGCTGGGGTTCGGTAAGGAGTATGCCGAAGAAGTCAAGAACGGTCTGGATGCCCTCCATGCGGTGGCAGTCCGGGGGAAAGACACCAACCGCTTCATCCTGAAGGCAGATGAGATGAACGCCCTGAACGTCATCTGCGAGTTGCATGACGCGCAACTGGAAGTAATCACAGTCAAGGATTTGGACCAAGCCATCAATCTGGTCGAAAAAGAATACCGCGCCAAGAAGATGCGCCCTATCGTCCAGAAAGATGCAAAAAGCACATGACAAGCACGAACGTTCGCAGTATCATTGAGGGCACAAAAAACAAGCCTGAAGGAACTGCAAATGGCCCAAACCCGTATCTACCTCGTAGGCACACCTAACGGTGTCCGTCTTGTTCGTGCTACCGTGCGCCAGCAAGCCCTCTCTCACGCAGCCAATCAACTGCTGACCGTGCGCGTGGCGACTCAAGATGACCTCGTCAACGCGATGGAGATGGGCATCAAGATCGAGAACTACAAAGCCCCCGAACAATCGGACCTCGACCTTGCATGATCTTTGTTCGTGAGGACATCCTCTCCCCAGAGGAACTCCAGCCCTGCATCGACTGGCTGCACAAAGCGCCGTGGACGTATGGCTGGAAGTCCGACAAGGACATTTCTTTTGGGCACTGGAACGTAGACATCGGTCGCGGTGGAGTCAAAAACACCGTAGATGTCTCTTCCAGATTGCCCAAGCCTTTCCGCTACGTCTGGAAGAAACTCCTCGCCGAGTTTCCCGGGGCAACGCTCGTTCGTTGCTACGCAAACCAGCACACCTTCGGGACCGAGGGCTACATACACACCGACACTGACCGGGCAGAAGACCAGACCTGCGTCATCTACATGAACCGGGAGTGGGACGCGAACTGGGGTGGAGAGACCTCTTTCTACAACCACGACCGCTCGGCAGTCCTATTGAGCGTCATCCCCAAGATCGGCAGACTTGTGGTCTTCCCGGGCGCGATTCCGCACTGTGCCAAGCCCGTCAGTCGCATCTGCAACAAGGCACGGCTGACCTTGATGTTCAAGTTCGCCATCGATCCCAAGGAAGCCTACACATCGGAAATCCTCCTCAAGGCATTTCTGCTCAACATCGGCGCACACCAAAAGCCCCACAAGGGCGGCAGTCTGGCTGACCATCTGCTTCGGGTCTTTCACCTCATGAAGTCGGTAGGAATCGGAGACATCCTCGCGGTGGCAGGGGGACTTCACTCCGTCTTCGGCACGAACGCCTACAAAGATGCTTGTCTCCCGTGGGAAAGCACCTTAGTCAAGGATTCCTTCGGGGATGAAGTAGATCGGATCGTTCGCTTGTTTGCGCGTTTAAATAGGCCGGACGACTTGAAGGACGGTTCGCCGCTGTCCGAGCAAGACCTTTTCCTGATGCGCTGCATTGAAACAGCCAACCTGTACGACCAAGGCGAACTCGACCGCCACCCCCATCTGCTCCAGTTCGCGCAGCAGTTCAAGTAACGTTTCCAAAAAAACACTTGCACGAACGCTTGTTCGTGTTTAAACTCCGCTTAATCGTTTAAACCGAGGAGCGGATGTGACTGAGCGCCAGCGAGCGGTTCTGGAATTTATCCAGACCTACATCAAAATGAAGGGATTCGCGCCTTCTATGCAGGACATCGCCTCGGGGATGGGACTGAAGTCGCGCTCAAATATCCACAGGATTATCCACAGCCTTGAGGAAAAGGGGCTGCTGGTAACCACTCCCCATAAGGTGCGCACCATGAAACTGCGCGACCGCTCCGTTGAGAAGATGCTGACTCTATGAGCGATCTACTCACCCGGGAAGAGGTCAAGCAATATCTGGCACTGCTCGATACGCTGCCAGAAGGCTCTCCCGAGATCGAGAAAATCAACACCCTGCTGCAAGCAGACAAGCGCGAACGCTGCCGACAGAACTTCATGCCCTTCGTGCGGCAGATGTGGTCGGCCTTCATCCCCGGAAAACACCACCAAATCATGGCAGATGCCTTTGAGCGGGTGGCTCGGGGTGAGTTAAAACGCCTGATCATCAATATGCCACCCCGGCACACCAAGTCGGAGTTCGCCTCCTACCTGTTTCCGGCGTGGTTTCTGGGTATGTTCCCCGAAAAGAAGATCATTCAGACCGCCCACACCGCTGAATTGGCGGTCGGTTTCGGTCGAAAGGTGCGAAATCTGGTCGGATCGCCCGACTACCAAGAGATTTTCCCCACCAAGATGTCGGCAGACTCGAAAGCCGCCGGTCGGTGGAACACTTCCAAGGGCGGCGACTACTTCGCCATCGGTGTTGGGGGTGCAGTGACCGGTAAAGGCGCGGATGTGCTGATCATTGACGACCCGCACAGCGAACAAGAGGCCATGCAAGGCAATCCGGCAGTGTATGACCGGGTCTATGAGTGGTATTCCTCCGGTCCACGTCAGCGTTTACAGCCGGGAGGGGCGATTGTGATCGTCATGACCCGCTGGTCCAAGCGCGATTTGACCGGTCAGATTCTCAATGCTGCCGCCAAGAAGGATTTGGAGGACTGGGAGGTCATCGAACTGCCCGCTTTGCTGCCTTCGGGTAAACCCCTATGGCAAGAATTCTGGCGGCAAGAGGAATTGGAAGCCATCAAGGCCGAACTCCCCGTGGGAAAGTGGGAAGCACAGTACCAGCAGAACCCCACCTCCGAAGAAGGGGCCATCATCAAGCGGGAGATGTGGAAGATTTGGGAGGGAGAACGTCCTCCGCAGGTCGATTACATCATCCAGTCGTGGGATACGGCTTTCGAAAAGAGCAACAGGGCTGACTACTCGGCCTGTACCACATGGGGAGTGTTCTATCGCGATGTCGAAGGAAACGAAGTCGCCAACATCATTGTTCTGGATGCGTTTAAAGAGCGCATGGAGTTCCCCGAACTCAAAAGAACCGCCTTCGAATTCTGGAAAGAGTGGAACCCAGACACGCTCATTGTGGAGAAAAAGGCGGCTGGAGCGCCACTCATCTACGAAATGAGAAGGATGGGCATCCCCATCGCGGAGTACACACCGAGCAAAGGGTCAGATAAGATAGCCCGTGTAAACGCCGTGTCTGATCTTTTTGCGTCGGGCATGGTTTGGAGACCCGAAACGCGCTGGGCTGATGAATTGGTGGAGGAACTCGCCTCATTTCCTAACGGCGACCACGATGACTTGGTGGACTCAACGACCCAAGCATTGCTTCGCTTCAGGCAGGGTGGCTTTATCCAACTTGACTCAGACGAAGTTGAGGGTTCGTTTATGCCCCGCAAGGCGGCATATTACTGAGGACTGCTATGGAAAAATCACTGTATTCGCTTCCGACAGGCATTGAAGTCGAAGCACAAGTCACCCCAGAGGTCGAGATTGAAATCGAGATGGAGGGTGGCGACGAGCCTGCGGTAGAAATCGAGGTGACCTTGCCGTCCTTCGATGAAAACCTTGCCGAGAAAATGTCGGAGGGAGACCTTCAACTGATCGCCGAGGAACTTCTTCAATTCATTCAAGACGACATAACCTCCCGCAAAGACTGGGAGCGCACCTACAAGGAAGGTCTGGACCTGCTGGGTCTGCGCATCGATGAGCGCACCGAGCCTTGGGATGGAGCCTGTGGTGTCTACCACCCCATCCTGTCAGAGTCTGTCGTCAAGTTCCAGTCTGAAACCATCCTTGAGACCTTCCCTGCATCGGGGCCAGTCAAAACCAAGATCATTGGCAAGATCACCCGCGAGAAGGAAGAAGCCGCAGCGCGTGTGCAGGATGACATGAACTATGAACTCACTGAGGTCATGGTTGAGTACCGCAACGAACACGAGCGCCTTCTGTGGAACCTGCCGATCACGGGCAGCGCATTCAAGAAGGTCTACTTCGATCCCAGCATCAACCGTCAGGTCGCGATGTTTATACCGGCAGAGGACATCATCGTCCCCTACGGCGCATCAGACCTACAGTCTTCGCCTCGCGTCACGCACCGGATGCGCAAGACCGAGAACCAGATCAAGAAACTCCAAGTCGCTGGTTTTTATCGGGACATCGAACTGACCGAGCCGCAGCGCAACATCACTGAGATTCAGAAGAAGAAGGACGAAGAGGCGGGTGTCAACATCGTTGACGATGACCGCTATATGCTCTACGAAGTCCATGTGGACTACGACCTGCCGGGGTATGAAGACCCGGACGGTATCGCTCTTCCTTACGTCATCACAATTTCCTCAACCGGGGAAGTGCTGTCCATTCGTCGCAACTACCTTGAAGACGATGAGACTCGCCAAAAGCGGATGCACTTCACGCACTACATCTACATCCCCGGTTTTGGTTTCTACGGCTTTGGCTTGATTCACCTCGTTGGTGGTTTTGCAAAGAGTGCGACATCTATCCTCCGTCAACTTGTTGACTCGGGCACTCTGTCAAACCTCCCCGGGGGTTTCAAGTCCAAAGATTTGCGCGTCAAGGGCGACGACACTCCGATTGCTCCGGGCGAATGGCGTGACGTGGACGTGACCGGCATGACAATCAAGGACTCGATTGTCCCGCTGCCGTACAAAGAGCCGAGCGCCACACTGTACAACCTGCTCAACACCATCGTTGAAGAGGGCCGCAAGTTTGCTTCCGTGGCAGACCTGAAGGTTGGCGATATGTCTAACCAAGCGCCAGTGGGTACAACGCTTGCGATTCTGGAGCGCACCCTCAAGGTTATGAGTGCGGTGCAGGCGCGTGTCCACGCCGCAATGAAGCACGAGTTTAAACTCATTGCTGGCATCGTCCGCGACTACACGCCCGACACCTACTCTTACGAAGTAGACGCACCGAAGAAAGCCAAGAAGACCGACTACGACATGGTGGACATCATCCCCGTGTCTGACCCGAACGCTTCGACGATGGCCCAGCGCGTGGTGCAGTACCAAGCCGCACTGCAACTTGCGCAAGGCGCTCCCCAGATTTACGACCTGCCGCAACTGCACCGTCAGATGCTGGAAGTCTTGGGGATCAAGAACGTTGCCAAGATCATTCCAATTGAAGATGACCAAAAGCCCATGAACCCAGTCTCGGAAAACATGGCAGTCATCGCTGGAAAACCGGTCAAAGCATTCCTGTATCAGGATCACGAGGCGCACATCAAGGTTCACATGAACGCGATGAACGACCCGAAGATTCAGCAGATCGTAGGTCAGAACCCTCGCGCTCAGTTCATTCAGGCTGCGATGATGGCGCACATCAACGAACACGTTGGCTTCCAGTATCGCGTCGAGATCGAGAAGATGCTGGGTGTGGCGCTTCCTCCCCCGGACGAACAACTGCCCGAGGACATCGAAGTCGAACTGTCCCGCGCCGTGGCTGCGGCATCCGAAAAACTGCTGGCGAAAGATCAGGCAGAGGCTGCTCAAAAGGCTGCGCAAGAAGCAGCGAAAGACCCGGTGATCCAGAACCAGCAGCGCGAGTTGGAAATCAAAGAAGCAGAACTTCTGCGCAAGAAAGCAAAAGACGAAGCGGACGTGCAACTTCGGGTGGCAGACCTCACCACCAAAGATCAGCGCGAACGCGAGCGCATCGCCTCGATGGAACGCATCGCAGGGGCGCAAATTGGAGCGAAGACGATGGACTTGGACAAGACCATCGATTCGAAGCAGAGCATTGAGGGTCTAAAGATAGGAGCCAACCTTGGCACTAAGGGACTACCTCCTCAGTGAACTCCAGAAAGAACAGGAATCGTTGAAGGAAAGTATCGCCTTCAACCCTGTCGAGGACTACGCCACCTACCGCGAGGTAGTGGGCCAAATCCGCGCTTTTCAACGTCTCATAAGAATAATTGAGGACTTACCTGATGAGTAAACTGGAACTACCGGAGCCGCAGGGCTACCGCATTCTTATTGCGATTCCGAAGAAGGAGGAGACCTTCAAGGATTCGAAAATCGTGATCGCTGAATCTGTCCGTCAGAAGGAAGAGATCGCGTCTATCGTGGGCTTAGTTGTGAAACTGGGTCCGCAAGCCTATCAAGACCCGGACAAGTTCCCGGACGGGCCTTGGTGCAAAGAGGGCGACTACATCATCATGCGGTCGTACTCTGGAACGAGATTCAAGATCACCACCCCCGAGGGTGATCAAGAGTTTCGCCTCATAAACGACGACACCGTTGAGGCTGTCGTTGCCGATCCCCGGGTAGTCACCCGCCTATAAGGAGCATTCATGTCTGAGAACAACAACCCAAATGTCGAGATTGAGATCGAGGGCGATGCCCAGATCGAGATCGTAGACGATACGCCAGCACCGGATAGGGGTAAACCCGAACCGAAGGGCACTATCGAGGTCACCGACGACGAAATCTCGCAGTATTCCGAGAACGTCCAAAAGCGCATTCGCCAACTCCGCGCCGGTTACCACGAGGAGCGCCGCGAGAAAGAGCGTCTTGCCCGCGAGCAGCAGGAAGCCCTGACCTACGCCCAGCGCGTGGCAGAGCAAAACCGGATGCTTCAGGAGCGACTGTCTCAGGGCGAGCGGGTGTTGGTTGAGACCAGCAAAGAAAAGCATGAGGCCATCCTTTCTCAGGCAGAGCGTGAGTACAAGGAGGCTTATGAGGCGGGCGACACCGAGAAGATGATCGCCGCCCAGAAGAAACTCGCGGAGTCGGTTGTTGGCAAAAGGGAAATCGACAATTATCAACATCGATACCAAGCCCCTTTACAACAGCCAGAAATTCCAGTAGAAACTAGACAACAACCTCAAGTTGTTCCTGACGAACGCACCCGTCAGTGGGTAACGGAAAACCGTTGGTTTGACGAAGACCCAGTTATGAGAGGTGCTGCCTTTGGTATCCACGATCAACTCGTCCAGAGTGGATATGTCGCCGGATCGGACGCCTATTTCGAGCAACTCGATGCTCGCATTCGGGATTCATTCCCACAGAAATTCAGGTCTTCAAAACCTGCCGCGAACGTTGTCGCTCCTGCCTCCAGAGGCGCAGCGGGATCAAAGAAGATCACCCTGACCAAAACTCAGGTCGCCATTGCAAAGCGACTTGGAGTGCCCTTGGAAAAATACGCTGAACAAGTCGCAAAGGAGATGACAAATGGCTGATCGCACCCCACGAGATCAAGAGACTCGCGAACAAGGCATTAGGAAAAAGGCTTGGACACCGCCTTCGCTTTTGCCGAACCCGAATAGGGAAGAAGGTTATTCGTACCGCTGGATTCGTAAATCGATTCTGGGGCAAGCGGATGACCGCAACATGATGTCCAAGCAGGATGAGGGATGGGTTCCGGTCAAACGGGAAGATCACTCAGAACTGCAATATCCCGGCAAGACCACTGGCCTTGTCGAGATTGGTGGATTGGTTCTCTGCAAAACGCCGGAGGAATTCGTCGAGCAGCGTACAGAATATGTGCGCAATCAGACAGATGCCCAAACGCGAGCCGTAGATGCCAATCTGATGAAAGAAAACGATCCTCGGATGCCACTGTTCAGCGAACGTAAATCGACCATGAGCAGAGGTAGACGGGCATAAGGAGTAAGACATGGCTTATCCTGAAGTCTCTGCCCCCTACGGCATGGTTCCTGTGAACCTGCTGGGCGGTCAGGTGTACGCAGGTCAAACCCGTGAACTACCGATTGGTCAAAACGAAACCACCGCCATTTTTTATGGCGACGTGGTTACGTTGAACGCCAGCGGTAACATCACCAAGGTTGAGACCACGGCTACCGCGACCACCATTGGTGTTTTCCTCGGATGCACCTACGTTGACCCCAACACTTCGCAACCGGTGTACAAGCAATACTACCCCGGCGCTGTGAACGTGGCGGGTATTCAGGCTTATGTACAAGATGATCCCGATCAGTTGTACAAAGTCGCTGTGGTTTCCACTGGTACTACCATTGGTTACCTCACTCAGGCTGCTGTTGGCAAAAACGTGTCGCTGGTACAAAACACTGGCAGCACCACCAATGGCAATTCCAAAAACGCAGTCCTGAACACGACCGATACGGAGACCACTCTCCCGATTCGCGTGGTGGACGTTGTCCCCGAGACCGCCATTGCTGGCTATCCGGGTTCTTACACAGAGGTGATTGTCCGATTTAACTTCGGCATCTCCCTGTATGAGAATGCAACTGGAAGGAGTTAATAAATGGCTATCTCCCGCGCACAACTACTTAAGGAACTTCTGCCCGGTCTGAACGCATTGTTCGGTCTGGAGTATGAAACCTACGGTGAACAGCACAAAGAGATTTTCGAAACCGAAACCTCTGAGCGTTCGTTCGAAGAAGAAACCAAACTGTCGGGCTTCTCTGCCGCGCCGGTCAAAAACGAAGGCTCTGCCATCGCTTATGACAACGCGCAGGAAGCATGGACTGCTCGTTACCAGCACGAAACCATTGCTCTTGGTTTCAGCCTGACGGAAGAAGCCATTGAGGACAACCTCTATGACTCTCTCTCGGCTCGCTACACCAAGGCTCTGGCCCGTGCGATGTCGTACACCAAGCAGGTCAAAGCGGCGAACATCCTGAACAACGGCTTCTCGTCTACCTATACCGGTGGCGATGGTGTCGAACTGTTCTCGACTGCTCACCCTCTGGTCTCCGGTGGAACGAACTCCAACGAGCCTGCCACCCCTGCCGATCTGAACGAGACTTCTCTGGAAGCCGCCGTTATCCAGATCGCAGCGTGGACCGACGAACGTGGTTTGCTGATCGCTGCAAAGCCTCGCAAACTGATTGTTCCTCCGAGCCTGATGTTCGTGGCTACCCGCCTGTTGGAAACCGAACTCCGTGTCGCGACCAACAACAACGACATCAACGCAATCAAGAACAATGGGTCGATCCCGGGTGGTTATACCGTCAATAACTTCCTGACCGACAACAACGCATGGTTCTTGTCCACTGATGTGCCTAACGGCCTGAAGCACTTTGTCCGTACCCCGCTCGCCACCTCGATGGACGGCGACTTCGATACCGGCAACGTGCGTTACAAGGCTCGTGAGCGTTACTCGTTCGGCTGGTCTGACCCGCTGGGCGTGTTTGGCTCTCCCGGCGCTTAAAGAAGAGGGGGGGGGGTAAAACCCTCCCCTTTTTTGTTTAAACGCAGTATGATGTTCACATCTAGGAATCCGACTCTTATCGACTGACCTAGCAGACTTTGTAGAGACGATAAGAGGATGTGCTACAACACGAAAGGTTGATCATGGCAATTACTACTCTCGACGGCCCGGTTCGCTCGCTGAATGGCTTCTATTCGCAGGGCGCAGGCAATGTGGTCTCTCTGACCTCCAGCACCACCCTGACGGTGGCAGCACACGCTGGCAAGATTCTCAAGGTGGGTGGCACTCTGGCCTCCAACCTGACGATCACTCTCCCGGCAATCAACACCACGGCAAACGCCCCTGCGGCTGGCCCGGGCGCTGATCCCAACACCCAGAACAACCAAAGTGCGACCTTCACCATTTGGGTGGACGCGACGATTGCGACCTCTTCGGTCAAGATCGGCACGAACGGCACTGACAAGTTCATTGGCTCGGTTCTGTCGATTGACTCTGATACGTCTGGCGCAATGGCTGGCTTTATTCCCGCCGCCGCCAACGACTTCATCAATCTGAACGGCTCTGACACTGGCGGTGTGGTCGGCACTTGCATCACCATCACCTCGTTGACCACCAACAAGTACATGGTCAATGGCGTTATCGTCTGCACTGGCTCTCCTGCTACGCCGTTCGCGAACTCGTAATAGGAGGCTGACATGGCTTCCATGCAATATGACGTACTAGCGTCAAAACCGCGAACTACCGATGGGCAGATGAAAGACCAGAACGACAACGACTTGCTTCGTTGTCGGATCAAGGCTGTCTATGGTGTATCGGGTGCTGCTGCTGGCTCTGTCGTCTTTCGAGATGGCGGTTCCGGCGGTCCTATCCTGATGACCATGAACTCCCCAGCAGCCGCTGCTTCTGGAACTTTCTGGCTTCCGATGCCGGGTGAAGGCATTCTGGTTGAGACAAACCTTTACGTTGACCTGACGGACGTTGCGTCCATCATGGTGATCTACGGGTGATGTCATGCAATCAGAGGCTTCCTTCAACCTGCATGGCAAGAAACTGTTCATCGGGTTGCCAGCGTATGACTTCAAGGTCTCGGTCAAGTTAGCGATTGCGCTTGCCGAGTTCTGCGTCAAAGCGCAGCAGCACGGTATTCAGATTCAGATGTCGAACGTCTCGGGATGCTCTGTAGTGTCCCGGGTGAGGAACATCATTGCCAACGAATTCCTTGAGTCCGATGCCGATCATCTTCTGATGGTTGACTCGGACATGACTTTCCAAGCCGATGACGTGATCCGTCTTCTGGCATGGAGTCAGACCAAGCCAATCGTTGCAGGTGTCGGAGCCGCTCGCAAGAAAGAGAAGGTCTACTTCTCCTCGCTCGACCAAGATGAAAACGGCAACATCTTCATGGACAAGATGGGGCTGGTCAAGGTCAAGCGTGTTGGCACTGGGTTCATCATGATCCAGCGCCAAGTCTTTGAGACCTTGCGAGACGCACACCCCGAGTGGAAGTACATGGACCAGAACACCGGCAAGGTGCTTCAGTCTTTCTTTGACTTCCAGTCAACCCCGGACGGTTACATCGGCGAAGACTACGTCTTCTGTGACCGCGCCCATCAGCATGGATTCACCGCATGGGTAGACCCCACCATCAAACTCGGGCACATGGGTGTCCACGAGTTCGAAGGCGCGTTTGGCGAAGACTTCCTGTACCCGCTCCTCAAACCGATTGAGGAAGAAAGGAAGGTCGCCAATGGTTAAGCCAGTCAAGAAATCGGCGATGCCCTGCAACTCGCCTCGATCCACCCCCACGCATCCAAAGAAGTCTCACGTTGTGAAGGCTTGCGAGGGCGGCAAGGAGAAGGTGATCCGTTTCGGGCAGCAAGGCAAAAAAGTCGGCACTGTGTCTGGTACGGCAGGAGCGCCCAAGGCGGGCGAGTCTGACCGCATGAAGGCAAAGCGCAAATCGTTTAAAGCACGTCACGCAAAGAACATTGCCAAGGGCAAGATGAGCGCGGCGTATTGGGCTGATAAGGTGAAATGGTAATGGAGATGATGGTATGGAACGTGATCCTTACAGCAATCGTCGCATTGTTGGGGTTCATCGTGAAAGAAAAATTTGAAGAACTGAACAGGATCAGCATTCTTCTCAACAAAACCAGAGAGGAGGTTGCTCGTGAACACATCACTCGTGCAGAAGTTCACCGCGACATGGAGAAAATCATGGAGCGTTTTGATGCTGGTATTGCTCGGCTGGAGGCAAAGATTGACGACCTCCGCAAAGAGCAGAAAGGCTGATCATGGGCAAGATGCTTGACAAGGTCGCCAAAACGAAAGGACGGTCCGTATGAAATTCGAAGACTTCTCTCCCCTCGCCGGGATCATGTCCGGCAAAGGCATGATGGGTGAACTGGCTCGCAGTGGCGCGATGGGTTTTGCTCCAGCCGCAATTTCTCGTGACGCTTACAAAAACGCTGAAGAAGAGCGTCAGCGTCAAGAGGCTGCTTCTGGCGAAAAGAAGATGAAGAAGGGTGGCAAGGTATCGTCCGCTTCGAAACGCGCTGACGGTATCGCCATTCGTGGCAAAACCAAGGGGCGAATCGTATGAAAAATAAGGTTCAAACCGTCATGCGCGAGTTCAAGTCTGGAGACCTCAAGTCGTCTTCCGGCAAAAAGGTCACTAACCCAAAGCAAGCAATTGCGATTGCGTTGAGTGAGGCAGGCAAATCCAAACCCAAAATGAAAGAAGGTGGTCACATGAAAGAGTCCAAAGAAATGATGAAGAAGGAAGTGTCGTTCATGAAAAAGAAGGGCGCTCCCAAATCGATGGTCAAGCACGAGATGGCTGAAGCCGGTATGAAAAAGGGCGGCAAGGTCAAGAAGATGGCAAGCGGCGGTCTGGCTGCTGGTCACAAGTCTGCTGACGGCGTTGCCATCAAGGGCAAGACCAAAGGCAAAGAAGTCGTCATGAAGAAGGGTGGCATGACGAAGATGAAAAAAGGCGGGTACTGCTGAGATGATGCCAAGTCGCGGCATGGGAGCCATCAATCCCGCTAAGGTCAGAACGATCAAAAAGCGGGATGGGGACGAGCCTGTCAAACTGTTTAAACAGGGTGGTGAAAGCCGGGTGAACGAAGCCGGGAACTACACCAACCCCGGGATGCGCAAGCGTCTCTTTGAGCAGATCAAGGCGGGCGGCAAAGGCGGTGCGCCGGGGCAATGGAGCGCCCGGAAAGCACAGATGCTTGCTTCCCAGTACAAGAAGGCTGGAGGCGGGTACAAATGACCCTCGCCAAGCCCCAGAAGAGCCTTAAGGCTTGGACTGCGCAGAAGTGGCGTACCAAGAGTGGTAAGCCATCTACGCAGGGGGCGAAAGCGACCGGTGAAAGGTATCTGCCAGAGAAGGCCATCAAGTCCCTCTCGCCTTCCGAATACGCCGCCACGACACGCGCAAAGCGGGCAGGAAAGGCCGCAGGCAAGCAGTTTGTGCCGCAGCCTCCCAAGGTCGCCAAAAAGGTGGCTAGACACAGGAAGGTGAAATGACAACGTCAGGAACAGCATCATTCAACCTCGACCTCAACAACATCGTTGAAGAGGCTTTCGAGCGTTGCGGGAAGGAGTTGCGAAGCGGCTACGACTTGCGTACCGCTCGGCGCAGCCTCAACCTGCTGACGGTTGAATGGTCGAACCGTGGCGTAAACCTCTGGACCATCGAACAGGGATCGATTGCTCTGAACGAGAATCAGGCCATCTATCCCCTGCCTGTCGATACCATCGATCTGCTGGAACACGTCACGCGCACGGGCACTGGTCAGAACCAGCAAGACCTTGCGATCACTCGGATCAGCGTCTCAACCTACGCCACGATCCCAAACAAGAACGCAACCGGTCGCCCGATTCAGGTGTGGGTGGATCGCCAGTCTGGCGCAACCTATCCGGCAGGTGGTAGGCCAGAAGGAACCAACCCGACAACGGGTGTTGATCACCCTCAGATTTACGTCTGGCCCGCGCCAGATCAGAGCAATTACTACACGTTCGTGTACTGGCGCTTGCGCCGCATTCAGGACGCTGGCAACGGTGTGCAGACCCAAGACATCCCGTTCAGATTCCTGAACTGCCTGATCTCTGGTCTGGCGTATTACCTGTCAGCAAAGATTGCTCCTGATCGTATGCAAATGCTCAAGGGGCAGTACGACGAGCAATGGAAGTATGCAACCGAGGAGGACCGCGACAAGTCCGCAGTCCGTTTTGTTCCACGTCGATACTTCATCGAGTAAGAGATGGGGAACAAGTTTGCCTCTGGTAAGAATGCGATCTCGGAGTGTGATCGCTGTGGGTTCCGCTTCAAGTTAAAGCAACTGAAGCGACTGATCATCAAGACCAAGAATGTCAACATCTTGGTCTGCCCGGAGTGCTGGGAACCCGATCAGCCGCAGTTGCAGTTGGGTATGTACCCGGTGGATGACCCGCAGGCGCTGCGCAATCCGAGACCTGACCTGAGTTACATCACGTCAGGTTTGAGTGGTTTGCAGTTGGTGAACACGACTGGCCCCAATCAGGACCAGACTGGTACACCCGAAGGTGGTAGTAGGATTTTCCAGTGGGGGTATGCCCCTGTTGGTGGGGCGAGAGCAGACGACACTGGGTTGACACCCAACAATCTGATTCTCGGTATTCAGTTGGGGACAGTAAACGTGGTAACCGCATAGGAGCGATAAATGGAAACAGCAAAGATGAAGAAGGTCGCCAAGGAAGAAGTCAAAAAGCACGAGAAGTCCATGCATGGCAAAGGCTATGCAAAGGGCGGCGTGACTTCCGAGTCGATGAAGAAGTACGGGCGCAATGTCGCTCGCATGATGAATCAACGTTCTGTATCTCGGGGGCGCTAATGAACACCGACAAATTCGAATACTTCCCGGCTGACACTAAGGAACCGTGCGAGAAGTACGTCCAGCCAAAGCCGTACACACAACCAACCCCTAACACGGGCTATCCGAACGCCACGCCTAACACTCAGACTGAGCGCACTCGTGGCACGAAGAACACCACCCGTGGTTTTGGGCACAGCAAAAAGATGGGGTAATCGGTGAATTACACTGAACTGAAAGCGCGAATCAAGGCTTACTGCGAGAACGATTTCCCGCAGGCGGTTGGCGCTGGGGGCTTGACCTCGGATGAACAGATTGCGACCTTTGTCCAGCAGGCAGAGCAGCGCATCTACAACTCAGTTCAGTTCCCTTCGCTGCGCAAGAACGTTACTGGAACAACCACCAGCAACAACAAATACTTGTCTTCCCCGGGCGATTTCCTTGCCGTCTACTCGATTGCCGTCATTGATCCTACGTCTGGCGAATACTTGTACTTGCTCAACAAGGATGTGAACTTCATCCGTGAGTCGTTCCCCAGCCCGACAGATACCGGCAAGCCTTACTACTACGCGCTCTTTGGTCCGACAACGACCAACAACACGCCGCCGGTCATCACCAATGAGTTGACGTTCATCTTGGGTCCGACCCCGGATGCGGCATACAGCGTTGAGTTGCACTACTACTACTACCCCGAGTCGATCACCACCGCTGCCAGCGGTCAGACTTGGCTGGGCGACAACATGGATTCTGTGCTGCTGTACGGCGCAATGATGGAAGCCGCCGCATTCATGAAGTCCGAGAAGGACATCGTGGATATGTACATCGGTCGCTACAACGAAGCCCTGATGCTTGCCAAGCGTCTGGGTGATGGCATGGAGCGTCAGGATGCGTACAGGTCCGGTCAGTTCCGCATGGAGGTCAAGTGATGGCTTTCACCGGCAACTACACCTGCAACACGTTTAAACTGGGTCTTGCCAGTGCGGACTTTGATTTCGCCACTGGCACGACCGATGTATTCAAGATTGCTCTGTACACCAATGCTGCAACCTTGGACGCATCGACTGCGGCATACACCACGGACGGCGAGGTGTCGGCAACCGGTTACACGGCTGGAGGCGAAGCACTGACCCCATCCGTTTCCATCTCTGATGGCGTGTCGTTCATTGACTTTGGCGATGTGTCTTGGAGCGGGGCATTCACTGCCCGTGGGGCGCTGATCTACAAGGATGGTGGAGCGGCAATTTGTGTTTTGGACTTTGGTGCTGACAGGACATCGACCTCTACGTTTCAGGTCCAGTTCCCCGCCAACACCAGCAGTTCGGCTTTGATTCGGATTTCTTAAGGAGCATGAAATGATCAACAACAAAGCAAAATCCACCGACAAGGTCTTCGCAGAAGCCGCTGCCGGTGGTGCATCTCAAGAAGGCGCTCGCGCAGGCGGCGTGTATTTCTTTGAGTGCTACGACAAAGATGGAAATCTCAAGTGGAAAGAGGAGTCCAAGAACCTTGTGGTCAATGTCGGCTTGAAGGACATGAACGACAAGTATTTCTCTGGTTCGTCCTACACCGCCACTTGGTATCTTGGTCTGATTACTGGCCCGGGCGCTGGCACAACCATCGCTGCTGGTGACACGATGTCGTCTCATGCGGGCTGGACTGAGGACACGGCTTACAGCCAATCTACTCGTCCTGCCTGCACGTTTGGCGCAGCAACCACTGCTGATCCTTCTGTGATCAGCAACTCCGCTTCAGTGGCTGTTTTCTCCATCAACGGCACGACCACGATTGCTGGCGCATTCTTGGCAAGCAATAACACCAAGGGCGGCACGACCGGCATTCTGTTCTCGGCATCTGACTTCCAGTCGCCGGGTGACCGTGCTGTCGTTTCGGGTGACACGCTGAACGTCACCTACCAGTTCAGCCTTGACGCAGCATAAGGAGCAAACATGGCTACGAAATACACCAAGGGTCAAACCGTAAAACTGGTCTCTGTGGTTCCGCAGGGTCCGGTCATTGCACTTCGCATGGATGAGAACGGCACGTTCTTCTATCTGGTGGAGTGGACCGACGAAAGTGGAACCAAGCAGCAACGCTGGTTTGAGGAATCCCAACTGGCCGTTGCTTAAGGATGTACGGACTACTGCCCTACTCGACCGCGCCATACTCATCGCTTTCCGGTGCTGTTTATGCTGCCACGGTCGCAGAATCTGCCAATGCCTCAGACACTCTGAGCGCACTGGCTACGTTCGCCACTCAAATCAATGAGTCGGCGACAGGGGCAGACTCCATCTCCGCACGGGTAGTTTTCCAAACCACGGTCTCTGAGTCCGCGACTGCTTCGGACTCGATTGCTGCCAGCGTCACCTATGTGGTGACCGTCATCGAACTGGCAACCGCATCCGACTCGACTTCCGCAAGGCTTGACTTTGGCGCAAGCGTTCTTGAAAGCGCCACAGGGTCAGACGCAATCAGCGCCAGCGCAACGTTTACACCGCTTGTCTCTGAATCCGCAACTGCATCCGAAACGGTTGTGGCTCGCGTGGTCTTCGTTTCAACGGTCAGTGAGACGGCAACCGCAGCCGATGCAGCCTTTGCTGGCGCTGTCTTCAACGCAGCAGCCGCAGAGCAAGCAACAGGATCAGACGCTGCATTCGGAGCCGTGACGTTCAACTCCAGTATTGCTGAGTCGGCATCTGGTTCCGAGCAAGTCATTGGCGCTGTGGACTTTGGTGGCTTGATCACCGAGTTTTCAACCGTCTCCGAATTGGTTTCCGCGATTGCCACCTTTGTTTCGACCGCAGCCGAAAGCGCAACAGCGTCTGAAACCGTCTCCGCTTCCTTCGCATTCCCCGCCAGCGTTATTGAAAGCGTCACCGCTACCGACACGATTTCTGGCGGCGTGATCTTCATTGTCAGTGTAGATGAGTCTGCCGTTATCTCTGACTTGGTCAGTGGTGCAATTGACTTTGGCGTTGCGGTGCATGAGGGCGCAACTGGATCGGATGTCACTACCACTCTACCCATCTATTCTGTGTCGGTGGCAGAACTGGCAAGAGCATCGGACAGCGTTTTGGGACGACTGCTTTGGGAATTGATTAACGACAGTCAGTCGGTGACATGGAATGTGATCAACGCGCAAAACGGTGGCACATGGTCCGTGATCAACACGGCTGACTCAACCACTTGGAATGTCATAAAGACATCGAACTGATATGGCACTTGTCGTTAAAGATCGCGTCCGAGAAACCACGACCACTACAGGTACGGGGACAGTCACGCTTGCAGGAGCAGTGACGGGATTCCAGTCGTTCTCGGCAATCGGGAACGGCAACACGACCTTCTACACCATCGCAGGTCAGGGAACCAGCGAATGGGAGGTGGGGATTGGGACGTACACCTCCAGCGGTACAACGCTATCGCGGGATACGGTGCTGGCTTCTTCGAACAGCGGATCGAAGACCAACTTCTCCGCAGGAACTAAGGATGTGTTCGTCACCTACCCCGCTGGCAGAACGTTGACCGGTGGCGGTGGCGGTATTGGCGCACTGGTCGTGAACAACACAACCGTGACCGAAAACTACACGGTCGAGTCTGGTACGAACGCGCAATCTGTGGGTCCGATTACTGTCGCCAGCGGAGTATCGGTAACAGTCGCGTCTGGTCAAAGATGGCTGGTTGTGTAATCATTTGACAAGAGGAAAAGAATATGCCATCCACATACTCAACCAACCTAAAGATTGAACTCATCGCACTTGGTGAGCAGGTTGGTACTTGGGGTACGACAACCAACACCAACCTTGGCACGGCGTTGGAGCAGGCGGTTGTTGGCTTTGTGACCGTGAACTTTGCTTCGGATGCGAACAAGACCATCACGCTGTCTAACACAAACGCCGCGCAGGATGCTCGGGCCTTCTTCCTGAACCTGACCTCAAGCGGCAGTCTGACGGCAACCAGAGACCTGATTGTCCCGGCGGTCACCAAGAACTACATCGTCAAAAACGGCACGACAGGCAATCAAAGCATTCGGGTGATTGTTGCTGGTGTGGGTGTCACCATCCCTAACGGCAAGACTGCGCTGATCTACAACGATGGCACGGACATTACCTACCAATTCGACCACGCTGGCGCACTGGACCTGACTGGCGCACTGACTGGCACGACCGCTACCTTCACTGGTGATGCAACCTTCAGCGGAACCGGGCAGGTCAAACTCCCGGCAGGAACCACGGGGCAGCGTAGCGGTTCGCCTGTTAACGGCATGATCCGCTACAACAGCAGCCTCAGTCAGTTTGAAGGCTATGGTTCTGGGCAGTGGGGCGGTATTGGTGGCGCACAGGCTGGTGGCGCAATCATGACCAACAAGGATGTTGCCTCGGTCAGTTACACCATCGCCAGTGGCGAGAATGGTCTAAGCGTGGGTCCGATCACTGTTGATTCGGGCGTGACAATCACAGTTGCAACGAACCAGCGTTGGCTGATTCTGTAAGGAGAAAAAGATGCCTGTAGTTATTAACGGAGATACCGGAATTACGCAGTCGGGAGAGTTTGATTCCGACAGCACCTTCGGCTTCAAAAATCGGATTATCAATCCGGGGATGGTTATAGACCAGCGCAATGCTGGTGCGAGTGTGACCGGAACAAACACGCTTGTGTTCCCTGTAGATCGTTGGGCTAGTTTTGAAGATTCTGATGGCGTAATGACTTTTCAAAGAAGCACCAATGCGCCACCGGGCTTTTCTTATTCTGTTATTGCCACAACCACTACCGCAGATTCTTCGCTTTCTGCAAGTCAACGGGCTGTTTTTGTTCAGCGTGTTGAGGGGTTTAACATCGCTGATTTTGGATGGGGAACAGCAAATGCTCAAACTGTTACTTTGTCATTTTGGGTGCGGTCTTCTCTTACAGGTACATTTGGCGGCGCTTTAACCAACTTAAGTCGCTCATATGGTTTTTCATACACAATTTCAGCAGCAAACACATGGGAATACAAAACCGTAACAATTTCTGGGGACACCTCTGGCACTTGGGATACAACGAATGGCCTAGGCGTTCAAATTACTTTTGGTTTAGGGGTAGGCTCTAACTTTGTGGCAACTGCGGGTGCTTGGTCTGCTGGAGATTTAAATTCTGTATCTGGCGCAGTTTCAGTCATCGGAACACTCAACGCTACATGGCAAGTCACCGGAGTTCAATTCGAAAAAGGCAGCACAGCAACGAGTTTTGATTTTCGTTCGTATGGAACTGAATTGGCTTTGTGCCAGCGGTATTACGAGAAGTCTTATAACATCGATGTTGCCGTGCCTACCGCCACAACAAACGGAATGATTCATCAAAGCGGATCATCTGATTCTGGCAATAATTTATCGTTGCCAATAAAATTTTGTGTCTCAAAAAGAGCCGCTCCAACAATGACTGCCTATAGGCAAAGCCCAACCACAGTGGCCGTATGGGATTACTTTCGAAACGGTGCGTCTGGAACAGCAACCGTAAATTTTGCAGACATAGGACAAAATGCTTGCAGAATATATATTGATATTGGAGCCGCTTGGGTTGTTGGTGGCGTATATGGGCAATGGATTGCGTCCTCGGAGTTGTAAATTATGTACAAACTGATTAAAAATTTAAACGAAATAAATAGCGTCCAAAGGATGTCTGATGGCGCCATTATTCCATTTGACCCCGCCAACACGGACTACCAACAGTTCAAGGCCCAGATTCTGGCTGACGAAGCGCAACTGGAAGACGCTGACGGTAACGTCATGTCGCCTGAAGCGGCTAAAGATTATGTGAGGACTCTGCCATGAGCAAAATTGCACTCTCAGGTGACGCAAGCGGAACAGGTACGTTCACGATTGCCTCGCCTAATTCAAACTCTAACTACACGCTGACACTGCCGACCTCAACGGGGACGATGGCGCTTTTGCAAACGCCGTCCTTTGCGACCACCATTGGTGTCGGTGGTGCGACTCCTGCAACCACTGGCGCAGGCATCACTTTCCCCGCAACCCAATCGGCATCATCTGACGCAAACACGCTAGATGATTATGAGGAAGGTAGTTGGACACCAACAATTCAAGGTGGAACAACAGGCGGTACGACTACATATACCTCGCAAGCCGCATCGTATGTGAAGATTGGCAAAGTTGTTCATGTCACCTGTGATTTAGCCGCTTCTTCCACAACTGGCACTGGTCAACTGCGAATTGGTGGTTTGCCTTTTACCTCCGGCGCAACTTTTCAGGGAGCAACACCTTGCATGGTAGAGCAATACAACTGGTCTGGTGGTTCGTATATGCAGTTATATATGGGGCAGGCAAGAACTTATTTAGTCCCATATACCATGACTGATGACGGTGCTTGGGCTGGTCAAAATATGACCAATGAACAACAAAATTTTATTTTCACAGCCACATATTGGACAGACTAATTAAGCAAGGAAAAAATCATGGCACTCACTGAAACAAAAGCAATCGACAAAATTGAAGTTGTTGGCCTCGGCCACCTTCAGGTTCGCGAAGCAACGACCATCATGCGAGGTGAAGAGCAGGTTGCAAAAACATACCACCGTTGGTCGTTTGCACCGGGCGATGATGTGAGTGCCATGCCAGCAAATGTGCAGGCTATCGCTCAAGCCGCATGGACACCTGAAGTTATTGCTGCTTATCAAGCCGCAGTCGCAGAGCAACAAACCAAGATGGGAGGCTAAAGATGCCATCACTTATCAACTCGGATGACGGCGTAGTCTCCGGCACTTCTGGTCTTAAGACCACGGGCGGGAATGATGGCCTGCTGAACATCCAGACCAATGGCAGCACTGCCATGTCGGTCAATGCCTCTCAGCAGGTGACGTTCAACAACGGCGCAAACTTGCCCAACACGTTCGGCTTCAAAAATCGGCTAATCAACGGAGGGATGGTTATAGACCAGCGCAATGCTGGTGCGAGTGTGACCCAAGGAACAAGCAACACCTATTGCCTTGACCGTTGGCTTGTTGTTGGTTCTCAGGCGTCAAAGTTCACGATCCAGCAAAACACGGCGGACGCACCTACGGCAAACGGTTTTGCTACATGTGCAAAAATCACATCGTCTTCCGCTTATTCCGTTGGAGCCTCTGAAGTCTTCTTTCTCATCCAGAAGGTCGAAGGCTTCAATCAAACCGATATTGGCTGGGGAACGGCTGGGGCGCAGCCCGTTACACTGTCGTTCTTGGTTCGCAGTTCTTTGACGGGTACTTTCGGTGGCTGTTTGATTAATTCCGCTGAAACCTACACCTTCCCGTTCAGTTACACCATCAACGCTGCGAACACTTGGGAAACCAAGACCATCACGATTCCGGCACAAACCGCTGGTGCGTGGAACAACAATTCCAACAGCATTGGTATTCAGTTGGTGTTTTCTATGGGTTGTGGCACGAGCCTACAAGCAACCGCAAACACATGGACAACGGGAAGTAAATACGCACCGACTGGCGCAACCAATATAGTCGGCACCAACGGAGCCACCTTCTACATCACCGGCGTACAACTAGAGCGCGGCTCTACCGCTACATCTTTTGATTTCCGTTCGTATGGTACGGAGTTGCAGTTGTGTCAGAGGTATTACTATCGAGTCTATGGCACTCAAACGCCATGTTCTGGAACTGTCTGGTCAACGTCACTTGTCTTGGCGACTACTAGATTCCCCGTAACCATGCGAACCAATCCAACTGCTCTTGAGCAAAGTGGAACAGCAGCACATTACAACGTATTGGCTGGTGGCGTTGTTACGACTTGTAACGGAGTTCCAACCTTGAACTCTGCGGGCGATACTTTTTCTGTTGTTGCTTTTGCTACAGGGGCCACATTGGTCGCTGGGCAAGGCGCGATGGGTAATATTGCTAACACAAGTGGCTATTTAGGTTGGAGTGCTGAACTATGATCTACAAAATTCACTCAACAAACTTGGATGGACAAGTTGTCTACGCCCGTATTGATGACGATGGCCTGTGCCGCTTGACTTGCACCGCTGACTATCCAGAGTTTCAGAAGTGGCTTGAAGAAGGCAACACGCCGGAGCCTGCTGACGATCCGCAAGGAGGTTAATCATGTTTGGGGACAAAGACCTAACCAAAGCAAAACTCGATGTCCGGGCAGAGATGATGCGCCTTGAGGCTGCATCGACTGCCAAAGAAGTCGCTGGCAAAGCCATCGGCAAATGGGGTCTGCTTGCCATCACCCTGATTGTTCTGATCGGTGTGATCGCAAGCATCATGCTTGATGAAGGCAAGATTGCTGCGGTGATTGGTCTTGTCTCTGCCGCGCTGACCGCCCTAATCCAAATGATCAACGGTATCGCTGGCGCAACTCCCAAGCAGGAGAAGCCTGAGTTTGAGGTGATGAAACAACTGATCGAGCGTCTGGACCGTATGGCAGATCGCGATCCGATCAGCGTGGCTGTAGATGGAGACAAGGTCATCGTCAAGAAAGGCGATGAGCAATTCACCAGTACAAGGGGGTAAAGATGGATTGGCTCAAACAGATTGCACCAACGATTGCCACCGCTCTTGGTGGGCCTCTCGCCGGGATGGCGGTCTCTGCTGTTTCTAAGGCGTTGGGTGTTGACCCCGAGAAGGTCGATGACCTTATCTCCAACAACAAACTGACCGCCGAGCAGGTGGCTCAGATCAAGATTGCCGAGATTGAACTTCAGAAGCAAGCCCAAGAACTGGGGCTGAACTTTGAGAAGTTGGCAGTCGATGACCGCAAGAGCGCCCGCGAGATGCAGGCCGCAACCCGTTCGTGGGTTCCTCCCCTTCTCGCCGCTTCTGTCACGGTTGGATTCTTTGCGATTCTTGGCGGCATGATGTTCGGCAAGATGTCCGTGGCAGACAACACTGCTCTGACCATGATGCTGGGTTCTCTGGGCACGGCGTGGACCGGGATCATCGCCTACTACTTCGGGTCGTCTGCTGGTTCGCAAGCCAAAACTGAAATGCTTTCCAAAGCCTCGCCAATCAAATGACAGGGAGTCACCATGCCATTTCAACTTTCTCAGCGCAGCCTTGACCGATTGAAGGGCGTAAAGCCAGAACTGGTCGAGGTCGTCAAACGAGCCATTGAAATTTCAACGATTGACTTTGGTGTCACCGAAGGACTGCGCACTTTGGAGACTCAGAAGCGTTACGTCGAGACAGGCAAAAGCCAGACAATGGATTCAAAGCATCTCACCGGAGATGCGGTTGACTTGATGGCATACATCGATGGTCAGGTGTCGTGGGAATTGAATGTCTACGACAACATCGCCGATGCCATGAAGCAGGCTGCGATTGAGAAGAATGTGGCTGTCCGCTGGGGTGCTGCTTGGAACGTGCCCGACATTCGTCTTTGGCGCGGCACGATGGAGGAGGCAATGAACTACTACATCGATGAGCGCCGCAAACAAAACAAGCGCCCGTTCATCGACGGCCCGCACTTTGAAATGGTTGTTTAAACGCAATGGCATTCACCAAAGTCAAGATCAAGCCGGGAGTCAATCGAGACACGACTAACTACGCCAACGAGGGTGGTTACTACGAGTCCGAGAAGATTCGCTTTCTCTCAGGCTACCCGCAGAAACTAGGCGGGTGGGTGAGTGCCGACACCGTTTCAATCAAGGGCATCTGCCGCCAGATGTTCAACTACGTCACCAGCAACAGTGACAACATTCTTTGGATCGGAACGACCAATCATCTCTATGCGGAGGTGGGCGGCAACCTGCAAGACCTGACCCCGGCCCGCGCAACGTTTACATCACCTGCAACAGACAACTGTTTCGACACGACCAACGGATCAAAGATCGTCAACGTCAACATCGTTGGGCATGGTGTGACTGCCACGGGTCAGTTCGTGACCTTTTCTGGCGTTGTGGGTCCGATTGGCGGCATTCCGCAAGCCGAATTTAATGCCGAGTTTCAGGTCTATGCCATCGTCAATGCGGATAACTTCCAGATTGAGATGACCACTGCGGCAACCAGTACCGTCAGCAACCAAGGCGGCACTGGCATCACAGCGGTATTCCCGATCATCCCGGGAAATGACATCGATCTGTACGGCTACGGCTGGAGTGCTGGTCCTTGGAGCCGTTTGGGCTGGGGTACGGGTACGGTGACCCCGTTGGTTATCGAGCAGCGTGACTGGTGGTACGACAATTTCGACAATGACTCAGTCATGAACATTCGAAATGGTACGCCGTACTACTGGGCGTATGAGACCACCATTTCTGTTCGTGCGATCCCGATGGCTACGGCAGCAACAAATGCTGGCTTTGTCGGTGGCGATGTTCCCGCTCAAGTTATGCAGTTGATGGTGTCGCAAAACGACCGACACTTGTGCGCTTTTGGAGCAACGCAGTTCGGCTCTGCCACCTTTGACCCAATGCTGATTCGCTGGGCAGATCAAGGCGAGCCTTTGAACTGGACACCTTCTGTTACCAATTCGGCTGGCTTTTATCGGGTGTCTCGTGGCTCAAAGATTATTCGCGCCATTCCGACGCGCCAAGAGATTTTGGTGTTGACGGACTCCACTCTGTACTCAATGCAGTTCACCGGCACAACGGATGTGTTTGTCTTCCAAGAGATGGCAGATCACATCTCGATTGCCAGCCCCCGCTCGATTTCTGTTGCCAACAACGTGGCGTACTGGATGGGGCAGGACAAGTTCTATATGTACTCCGGTCGTGTGGAGACGCTGCCCTGTACTTTGCGTAATCTGGTTTTCAACAACCTGAACTACGAACAGAAGAACCAGATCATCTCTGGCACAAACGAACGTTGGAACGAGGTTTGGTGGATTTACCCGACAGGTAACAACACCACCCCGGACTCCTATGTGATCTACAACTACGCCGAGCAGATTTGGTACTACGGAACTCTAGAGCGCACGGCGTGGCTGGATTCGCCTCTGCGCCCGTACCCGCAAGCCATCAACGGTCAGTATCTGTACGAACACGAGAACGGCATTGACGCTGATGGCGCTGCGATGACCTCGTACATCATCACCTCTGACTTTGACATCGTCGATGGTGATGAGTTCCTGTTGATCAAGCGAATGATCCCTGACATCAACTTCAATGGATCAACTGCTGCAACCCCTCGGGTTTTGCTGACGGTCAAGCCGCGCAACTTCCCGGGTTCGAACTACATGAACACCAACCAGCCTTTGGTGGAGTTGTCCACCACTGTGCCGGTTGAGCAGTACACGGAGCAGATTTTTATTCGCGCTCGCGCTCGCCAGATGGGCTTGAAGATTTACTCGGATGAGTTGGGTGTGATGTGGCAGATGGGTCTGCCAAGACTGGACGGACGTAAGGATGGCAAGCGGTGATCATCAAGAAATTCAAAGCACCCGCGCTTCCCATACCGAAGCGGGAGTACGACCAGACGGAGCAGACCGATCTCATCCGGGCGCTGCGTCTGTACTTCAACCTACTGGATGACTATCTCAACTCACTGACAAACGAGGTAAACGGATTTATGGAACCTTTCTCCGCAACATCGCTCGATGCGTTTGGAAGGCTCCGTATTGCCCAGCCTTACACCCTCTTCGACAGTCAAAACCGCTACCAGAAAGACCCGCAATTCAGCGAAGAACTGGTCACTGGCGGTACGGCAACTTATGTCGCTAACGAGTCCAGCGTTGACTTGAATGTCACCACCTCGTCTGGCAGCAAGGCGGTTCGTCAGTCGTTCCGCTCTTTCCCATACCAGCCGGGTAAAAGCCTGATGGTGCTTGCGACCTTCGTCATGAACGAGGGCAAGGAAAACCTGCGCCAGCGGGTGGGCTACTTTAATGCCGACAACGGCGTATTCTTCCAAGTTAACGGCACGACCAAGTCGTTTGTCTTGCGCACAAATACATCCGGCACTCCAAGTGATGTTAGGACCGTTAATCAAGCCAACTGGAACGGCGACAAACTAGACGGAACGGGCGCGTCCGGGATTGTTCTGGACACCACCAAAGCGCAGATTCTGTACATGGATTTTGAGTGGCTAGGCGTTGGCTCAGTTCGTTGCGGGTTTGTGATTGGCGGCAAGTTCTATGTCTGCCACACATTCAACAACGCCAACGAAATTGACAAGGTCTACATGACCACGGCAATTCTGCCTGTTCGCTATGAGATCGAGAACACGGCAGCAACTGCGTCCGCTTCGACCATGACGCAAATCTGCTCTTCGGTGATTTCCGAAGGTGGCTACGACCAGAAGGCCATCCCGCAGTGGGCAAGACGCACCACTGTCTTGACGGGCGTAACTACCACGTTCGTGCCAATCGTTTCAATCCGACTCAAAAGCACTTCTCTTGGCGCGGTTGTGATTCCCTCCGTGTTCCATGCCATTCCTATTGGATCGACCTTGGACTACGAGGTTGTGCTTATCAAAAACCCAACACTGACCGGCGCTTCATTTACCAGCAACTCCACGAACGTGGAACTGGATGTGACCGCCACCGCATTGACCGGCGGTTCGATTGTTGATCTGGACTACGTCTCCGGCAGCAATCAAGGCAGCGGGGTAGTGAGCGAAGGCAGCGACTACAACTTTGACCTGCAACTAGGGGTCAGTCTCAGCGGCACAAGCGACATTTATACGCTGGCGGCAAGAACGATTTCGGGTTCGGACGACATCATCGGATCGATGTCGTACTTCGACCTAACTGATTGACGTTTAAACACGAACAAGGATAATGTCAACATGAACCAAACCGCTCAACATTTAGCCAGTCAAGGCCGGTATGGCGACACGACTCTGGTGCATATGTCCCCGCAGGAAGTGCGTGGGCTTCAGGCGCTTGCCCGTAACAATGGCACGAGTCTGACGATCAACCCCAGTACGGGTTTACCCGAAGCCTTTAATCTCGGCAGGTTACTGCCTATGGTGGCTGGCGCTGGCCTGACGATGCTATCGGGCGGTACGCTGTCTCCGCTGACTGTGGGCCTGATGACGGGCGGTCTGGGAGCCTTGGCTACTGGAAGCCTCAAAGAGGGTCTCATGATGGGTCTGGGGGCCGCTGGCGGCGCTGGATTGGCTGGCTCGATGGCAAACCTTGCCGCGCCTGCTGCGACGGCTGCTGCACCTGCCGGTGGTGCGCTGGGTGGAAGCGGTTTGACTGCCATGCCAGCCCCGGTTCCGTTGCCTCCTTCGCCCCCCCCGATTGATTTCGCGCAACCATTAGCGCCTCAGATCGCAGCCAATACGGCCCCCATGACCACAAACTATGGGTTTGCCAGCGGCCTACCGCAAGGTGGTTTGCAGGCTGCGCGTGTTCCGGTGGATTTGAGCGGAGGCAATATCACTGCCGCGCAGAACGCAGCAATCACGAGCAGCCCGGGATACAACCCGGCAATCAGCGCAAACTCGCAGTTCTATATGCAGAACCCGATCAATGCATCGGCTTATCAAATGCCTCCGCAGTCCAATCTTGTGGGCGCTCGTGGCGTGGGGTTCTCTACAGTCGATTTGAGCCAAGCACGTCCGCTGGATTTTGACAAGGCACTCGGCCCTCAACTGGCAGGTCGCTACCCTGACGCAACCAATTATTCACTTTCTCAACTGCCCCCAGCCCCCACGGCTGGGTCTTATTCCAAACAGGTTTTGGAGGGCGGTAAGCAGGCATTTGGCTCAATGGATGCGGCTGGCAAATTCTTGGACAGCAACAAGATGAACTTGGCGATGTCTGCCGCCCCGGCGTTGCTGGCAGAGCCTAAGTACGAGGGCGCTCCAGAATCGGACGCAATGATTCGTCCGTACTCTTTAGACATTGAGAATCTCTCTGACCGACCCGCCTCTCCCGTGGGTCGCGAGGACGAGCGTCTGCGCTATCGCTACACCGCAGGCACTCCGTATCAGGCTGCGCAGGGCGGCATCATTGCTTTTGCGCAAGGGGGGAACACGACGGACGGTCAGGAAATCATGACCAACCCCACCCTTCGCCGGTTGCAAGACGATATGCAACTGCCGCCTTTGAGTGAGGAGCGTTTAAACGCAATGCGCTCGATTCCGGTGATGGGCGTTCCTCAAGGCTACGCTGAAGGTGGTCAGCCCAAGTACCGTGATGTGCGCAAGAAGATCAACCGCATGGAAGACCCGTACTCCTTTGCCGCCTACCAGAGCGGTCGCGGTTTGTACGATGCAGCCATGCAGAACTTTGCTGGCGGCGGTCTGAGCAACGTGCCTCGCTTCCTCTCCGGTGGTGGCGATGGCATGAGTGATTCGATTCCTGCCACGATCAACGACCGTCAACCTGCCCGTCTGGCAGATGGCGAGTTCGTGATCCCCGCTGATGTGGTGAGTCACCTTGGCAATGGTTCCAGCAAGGCAGGAGCCAAGCAGTTGTACGACATGATGGACCGTGTGCGTAGCAAGCGCACCGGCAAGAAGAAGCAAGCACCTGCGGTCAATCCCAAGAAGATGATGCCCGCATGATGCAGTTGTCGCTTGTCCCGCACGGGGTGATCCACACGGCACTGCCGCAGGTCATTCCGTACTTGAAAGTGTCCGAAGAGTGGACACGGGGCAGGTCCAACGTAGATGACATCCTGAACTTCATTTTGTCGGGCAGGATGCAGTTGTGGGTGGTGTTGGAGGACCAGCAAATTCATGGTCATCTGATCACAGAGGTCAAAGACTACCCGCGCTGCAAGATGTTTGTGGTTCAGTATTGCGCGATGGAGCCTCACATCCTTGCGTCTGTGGAAGATCAGATGCAGGAGTTTGCAGAAGCCTACGCGAGAAAGATTGGTTGTGCTGGCATCGAGTTCGTTGGCAGACCCGGCTGGACGAAGTCGATGAAGAAATACGGATATGACGTACAAAGCGTCATGTTCCAAAAGTTTTTTGAGGAACGCACATGAGATATTCACGCCGACAACTTGAAGCACTGGGCGAGCCGCTCGGTGAATCCGTCACCCGCAAAGAAGGCGGGCGAATCCTTTATGGTGATGGCGGCGGCGGTGGAAGCCCTGCGCCCCCAGCCAACACGACTCAGGTCACTATCCCTGAGTACGCCAAGCCGTACATGGAGCGACTGCTTGGCAAGGCAGAGGCATTAACTGACAGCCCCTATCAGACCTACAAGGGCGAGCGGATTGCAGGTATCTCTGATCTGCAACGAGAGGCTCGTGGTGATGTGGCTGGCATGGAGTTACCCGGTCAGTTTGGCACTGGAACCAGCATGGCTGAGACCGGTGGTCTGGCTGCTTTAAACGCAGGGGATCGCTACCTCGGGGCCGTGACTGATCCCAACATCACCCGTGCGTTCATGTCGCCTTATATGCAGAACGTGGTGGAACTGCAAAAGGCAGCAGCCATTCGTGATGCACAGAAGGCTCAACTAGGTGCTGATTTGGGTGCTGCACGTCAAGGCTCTTACGGCGGTGCGCGTCAACTGCTGGCAACCACTGAGCGCGAACGTGCGCTGGGTAGCCAACTGGCAGACATCCAAGGCCGTGGCACACAGGCCGCATACGAGCAAGCCCTGAAGAATATGCAGTTCGGCACTGAGGCTGGTCTGCGTGGCGCTGCAACCGGCATCCAAGGCGCTCAGACTCTGGGTCAACTGGGTACTGCACAGCAGCAGACTGGTCTTGATCTGGCTCGTGCGCAGGAAACCTTTGGTGGTCTGGAGCAGGGCGAGAAACAACGTGCGCTGGACTTGGCTTACCAAGACTTCTTGGCGCAGCAGCAGTACCCGTATAAACAGATTGGTTTCATGTCCGACCTGATGCGCGGTAGTGCCAACCTTGCTGGTACTGGCGGCAAGACGGTGTACGAAGCGCCGCCCAGCCAGTTGTCACAGATTGTGGGTCCGGGTCTCTTGGGTCTCGGTATCTACCGAGAGTTCATGAAGAGTTAAGGGGCAGGTATGAATCTGATCGAAATTTCCGAGCAACTGAAGGATGTGCCTGACCAGTTGCTGATGAAGGAGGTACAGGCTCCAAGCGGCGCATACCCTGCCTATCTGGTGGTCACTGAGATGAGCCGCCGCAAGCGTATGCGCGATCAGGCCGCAAAGGAGGCTCCGACCACGACCGTGGCTCAAGACCTCTCCCAGCCCAGCCGAGAGCAACTCATGGCTGCGATGGCGGGAACCCAGCGAATGATGGGCGCTGAACAGCCTCCCGAGATGCCGGTCGGTATGCCCGCTCAAATGCCGCGACAGGCTCAAGGCATGAGCCTCCCGGCTCAACGTTTAAACGCTCCGGGCATCATGGCTGCACCGCAGGCCGCGCAGGCTTTGGCTGCACAAGACGTGATGGGCGCACAAGAACCCCGCCGTATGGCTGGTGGTGGCATGGTGGCGTTCGCCGAGGGCGGTATGCCCAAGTACGACAGCCGTGGCGCTGTTCTGTTCCAGAACCAAGGCATGGTCCCCCGGTACGGTATGCGCTTTGAGGAACTGCCTGAGTACCGTACCCCTCCCGCCAGTTCGATGGGGGAGTTATTCGGCAATATGTTTACACGCCCGGGTCAGCGGGTTGACCCCTACACGAACGAACCCATTTACCTTGGTGAGTTTTTGCGCCGTCAGGAAGCCGCTCGTGCTGAAGCGGCAGCGCCTGTTGCCAAGGCGATTGTGGAAAACACCGTCCGTGCCAGCCCGCAGGCTGCGGTCAACATGGCTGTTTCCAACCCTGCTGCCGCAGCGGAACTGGCCCAGCGCGATCCGGTCGTTGCCCAGCACCTACGCGCCGCTCAAGTCAATCTGAACGGTCAGCAACAACCTCCTGCACCGGCTGCGGCTCCTGCTGCGCGTGGCCCAGCCGCCGCCCCCGGCGCTGGCAACCCTCGTGTCGAGGTTCCGCAAGTCAAACTCGGTCCGGTCCCAGAGTTGAAAATTTCACCCTTTGTGGACCCGTATGCCGCTGATGCGCAGGCAAACTTGGCTGCGTTCCGTGCGTTTAAAGAGCCTACCGCCCAAGAACTTGAGCGAGCAAGGGCCGCAGAAGAAACTCGTTACGGTGAGAAGGTTCCTTTCCGTTACGGCTTTCTTGAGAAGGACATTGCCAAGCGTGAAAAGGACATCGAGGGTCGCCGCGCATCCAACATCAACGAAGCCCTGATCCAGACCGGACTGGGCATCATGGGGTCTAAGTCTCCTCGTTTCCTACAGGCTGCGGGCGAGGCTGGAACTGCTGGTTTAAACGCATACCGTCAGGGCTTGAAGGACATCCGCGAAGGCGAGCGCGACATCCTGCAATCGAAGACTGCGTTTGCCAATGCTCAGACGCTCTACGATCAGGGCAAGTTCACCGCTGGCGAGAGGGCCGAAGAAAAGGCCAACAAGCAGTACGAGCGCGGACTGACCCGTCTAAACACCGAGAGCGCGATTCTGGCTCGCAACCAGACCCAAGCGGCGCAGGTGGCTCAGTTGAATCAACAGGGTCAGGTTGCCCAGTTCAACGCTGGCATTGCTGGTCTAAATGCTCAACGCGAGGCAGCGAAACTGCCCTACGAACTGGGTGTTCTTCGTGAGCAAGCGGGTTACTATAGCCGTATGCCGAATGCGTATGGTGGTGCTGCTGGTGCAAACCGCCTGTCTGATGCAGATCAGAACAAAGCAGAGGAAGCCGCTCGCACTCGCGCCCTGATGTCGGGCAAGCCGTTTGGCTCGGCTGAATATCAGGCTCTGTACAACCAATACTATGCGGAGGAACTGCAACGCCGGGGCGCTGGCATCAATTACCAACCGCCTGCGAGCAATGCGGCAGCACCGGGTGGGTTGCCCCCCGGCTGGTCTGTACAAGTGCAACCTGCGCGTTGAGGATAGGAAATGCCAGCATTTGAGTTCACGTCACCGGACGGCAAAAAATACATCATCAACGGACCTGAAGGATCGACACCTCAACAGGCATATCAAATCCTTCAGCAGCAGATTGGTGCTGGTCAGATCAAGGCAGAGACTCCCGGCATTGGGAGTCAACTGCTTTCTGTGCCCAAAGAATTTGTTAAGGGCGCAGCGTCCGGCATCGTTCAGTCTTTTGGTGGTCTTGGTGCGCTCCCTTACGCAGGCGCTCGATACTTTATGCCGGAACTCAAGCCGTTTGAGCAGACGGGCTTTGGTCAGGCAATCACGGGCGCAGAGCGGTATCTGGCTCCAAGCGACGAAGGTGTAGTCACCCAACTGGCGGGTGGCTTGGGTTCGTTCGCTTCCATCCTTGGTCCGCAGGTTCTGCTTCGCGGCGTGGGAACTGCCGGTCGCTTTGCTGGCATGGCTCCTCGCGCAGCCGCTCCGGTGGCGGTGGCTCAGACTGCTGGTCTGGGCGCGGAAGAAGCCCGTCAGCGGGTCGAGATTGCGCGAGGCGAAGGCAAGACCGTTACTCCGGGCGAAGAACTCTCTGCCCTGTCTGTCGGTGTGCCCATCGGTTTGACCGAACTGCTGCCGGTCGAGAAACTCTTCCGTGGTCTGGATAAGACTTTGTCTGGCGCGGTCAAACTCGACATCGCCAACTACATCAAGCGCGGTCTGGCGCAAGGCGGTATCGAGGGCGCACAGGAAGCCGCCTCCGGTCTGCTGCAAGACCTCTCTGCCAAGGGCATCTACAACCCCAACCTTGAGGTGGGGCAGTCCATCCTTGGTGATGCTGCGTTGGGCGGCGGTGTGGGCTTCATTGCCCAGACTGGTCTGGACTTCCTGCTGCGCAAAGACATCGGTCGTGCGTATCAGGCCAAACTCAATCAAGATCGTCAGACTCAACTCAACGAGCAACTCGATCAGTTGCAACGTGAGAAGGATCAGCAAATCGAGACCACCCGCCGCAATTTGGGTGTGCCCGACTCCAATATGCTGGCGCTGCCAGCCCCGGCTCCGAAGGTGGAGAAGGAGGAGGCTCGCGATCCTTTGATGAACCCGGTGGGCTTCTTCAACGCTGAAGAACTTACCCCGGCATACCTCCGGGCAGTCAACAACATCCGCAAGACCGAGGGCAAGCGTGGCATCCAGCAGTTTTCGATTGAGGACTTGGCTGACGCTGGCGCTCCACAGGCAGAGATCGACCGTCTGCTGACCTACAAGACCGGCTATGACGGCGCGACCAAATTGTCCGCTGAAGATGTGATGAACCTTGCAGCCGAGAAGAACGTCGATACCTCGACGGTCGGCTTCATGGACTTCCTGCGCCGAGCCACCGGCTCTGAGGATGTGACGACCATGTCGCAGCCTCAACTGTTCTCTGCGTTTAAAGCACTGGACGGACTCTCGCCGAGCGACAAGACCCAGATTCTTCCTCCCGGCACGAACGCCACTCGCTTCAGCGATGACCAGTACAACCGTTCTCTGAAGAACCTGACCGCTCTTTTCCCGAAGAACAACATGATGTCTCGGGACAAGGCAGTTCAGGAGATCAAGGAGTTCTCTGGTCTGGAAAGCGACCGTGACGCTGAGTCATTGCTGCAAACTGCCATCCGTAATGGTGACCTGACCACCACCAATCGCACGGTCTTTGAATTGGGCATCCCGGGCGACATGACTTCGCCCCCGGTTCGTCGCTATACCACCCGCGAAGCGGCTGAAAACGCCGCTGCACGTCTTGGTTTGGAGGTTCGTGAGCGCACCCATCAGGACGTAGCGATCCCCGGAACCGCAGCCCAACTCCCCGGCGGGCCAGACATCCGTCAGGGAACGTTTAAACAAGGTGTTGCGCCTGCGGGCTTTGAAATCCGCAGCCCCGACGCTGTCCTGCAAACTGCTCCTTCCCAAGAGGAAGCGGATGCCAAGGCTGAACGCCTGCAACAACTCCGCGCCCAAAAGGCCAACGGCTACCTTGGCGACATCGCCAAGAAAGAAGCCGAAATGGCAAAGAGCCAGCGCAAGTTGGAGAGCATGGAGGCTGACGGCAAGGCTGACACTCTTGAGTACAAGAAGATTGCTGCCGGTGTCGCAGCCCATAACAAGCGCCTTCAGAACGAGATCAACGCACTGAAGGCCAAGGTCCAGAACTACACCGCCCCGCTGGAGATTGCTCCGAAGGGTGAGAAGCCTGTGACCCGCGATGGCTTCACCCTGTTTGAACAGGGCCAGCCTGTCGCCACCTTCCCGTCCCAACAGGCGGCAGAAGAGGCCGCTCTCTTGCGTCTGCCTGACGAGACCCTTGAGCGCATCGTCAAACTGGCTCCCTCCCAGAAAGGGTTGATGCCCAAGCGTCTGGGCAAGATGGCAGAGGCTGAGTTGCGCCGCCGCCGTGGTGAGCAACCGGCGGGCTTTGGCGTGGAATTCACGGGCGATAAGGCCGCAGCAGAGGCACGTCTTGCCGAGGCCGGTGTCTTCACCCCTGAGTTCCAGAAAGCAGCCGACGAACTGGCGAAGAAACTGCGTCCGATGATGGACCGGTTGGGCCTCGGCGATCTGCGTTTAAACATCCTGAAGACGATCAAGACCAAGGACGGTCGGACCGCAGATGGCTACTACCTTCAGAAACTGATCGCAATTGCGATGGATGCGGACAATCCGATCCGCACCCTGCGTCACGAGGGTATCCATGCCCTGAAGGAACTCGGCGCGTTTACACCCGAGCAGTGGCGTGTACTGGAGAACAAAGCCAAGTCCGAGTGGATGGCAAAGTACGACATCGCCAACCGCTACCGTGGCATGGGGATGTCTCAGGCCGACATGATCGAAGAGGCGATTGCAGATGCCTTCTCCGACTTCGACCAGACCAAGGCTCCTCCCGGCATGATCGGGGCACTGTTCAACAAGATTCGCCAGTTCATGACCGCCTTCGGGAATGGGCTGCGTGGCATGGGCTTCCAGTCCGCAGAGGGCATCTTCACTCGCTTGGATGCCGGTGGCCTGAAGGCTCCGGCTGCGGGTCGGGCTACCGTCCGTCCGGGCGGCGAGGCTGTACCCGAGGAACCCAAGTACCAACTGCCCCGAGTCATGAGCAACGGCAAGATCGTCGGCGCTCCTCCGGGCATGAGTACCGAGGAAGACCGCACCCGTCTGGTCGAGCAGATGACCAACCTGCTCTCGCACCCGTACTCGCTCTACGATGAGTCGAAGAACTGGTATGAGGACAGCGGCAGGGCGATCATGGAGATCACCCGTGGTGACCCGGTCCTGACTGAGCGTGTCGTGCGTCTGATGGCGCTGTACTCTCAGGCCAACGGCGTTGGCGGCAACACCACCGCCACCATCTCCTCGATTGCCCAGATGGCAGCGGGTGAGCCTACGGCGTTCGCTGGTCGCTTCCCCAACACCACGGCTGCGCGTATCCCTGCATTGCTGGCAGCGCCCACGATGGACACATCTGTGCCCGGTGTGGACGATAAGTTGATGAACTTCTACCGTAACTTGCATGATGCAACCTACGGTGTGGATACGTTCCAAGACGCTTCTACGATTGACCGCTGGATGATGCGTCTGTTTGGCTATCCTCATGCCGAGGATCAGGCAGCAGGTGGTGCATCGAGTGTTTCGAACACCCAGTACACCTACGCCAAAGACCTGATTCGCCGCATCGGCGAAGCCAACATGGCGCGTACTGGCGAAGCACTCAAGCCCCGTCAGGTGCAAGCGATTCTGTGGACCTACGTCAAGAACACCACGGACTACAACAGCCTCCCGCCTGAGAAGCAAGCCACGTTTGAGCCGAGCATCATTGACTTCAGCGACTACATCACCCGTGCGACTGCCAACATCACATGGGAGAGCCGTCCGTCCACCAAGTTGCCGCTCATCCCGGGCATCCACAAGGCTTCGCGAGCAGAGCAGGAAGCGTTTAACCGGGCTGTCCGCGAAATCTTCATCGACCCTGAGACGGGTACTGACAAGATTTTTGAACTGCTGGGCAACCAACAGTTGTACTCCTCGCAGTTCTCCATCGGTGCATACGAGAACCTGATCGCGCCCAACGTGATCACCAAACTCGTTCTGCAAAAGGACGATGGCGACTACCTCACGGACGTTGCCAACAAGTACGCAGCCATCATCGGCTACGTCACCAAGCAAGACGCTGTGCCGTGGTATCGCGCTGACCCGACTGCTGGCGGCAAGGATGCAAGCAAGGGCTATCGAGTCACTGCAACCAACGCAGAAGCCAACCCGGGTTTTGAGGAGAGGTTGTTTAAACATCTCAACGAAAAGATTCCCGGCATCGGCTTTACTCGCGTGGGCAACTCGTTTGACTTTATCAACTTCCGCGATGTTGACAGCGGCAAGCCATACATGATGTCAGACAAGCAGTATCTTGATAAACTGCAAGGTGCGCTGGAATCTTTCGACAAGGATGTTGACTTTGACGTTGAACCATTCCGAGCAAAATCAGGATGGATTTCTAACGACTGGACGGAGAACACAAATGGGCAAGGTTACCTTGAAAGATTTAGCCCCGCCGAACTCACCAATCTACGACGGTACATTGAAGGTTGGAGCGCGGATTACGAACGAATCGCCGACCAGTTCGGAAAAGAGTACGGATGGTCTGAACCTCGAAAGTTTAGCCTTCGATCCGGCGCAGAAGGCAATGGAATCAGTCTCGGAGATCGACAGCCGGGAGCAATGACCTTTGATGCTGTTCACTACGGCAAAGAAAAGGTAGATCAACTTTCGGGCGGCAAGTACGGCACTGGCATCCGTGGCGCAGAGGCTCGCCGTCTGGAAAACGCATTCGACCCGCGCATCAAGAATCGGGTCTACTTCTACATTCCCAAAGAAGACGGCAAGATGCCTCTGCCCGAGTCGGGCTTGGGTGGTCACGTCTACATCCAGCGTTTCAACAACATCCTTGGCCCCGGACCAGAGATGGGTCGCATCAGCCGCGAGGCATTCGGCGACTCCAACAACTTTGAGTCCGGCGTGATCGATGCTGGGTATGACGGCTACGCCATCCCAAGCATGGGCATGATGGTGATCCTCAACAACGACACGCCAGTTGACTATCGTGGCACTCGTGATGAGATCAGCCGCAAGCCCGAAGAAGAGACCGTGCAGATCGGTGATCGTCGCTACGCTCTGCGCCAGACCGACACGCCTGAGTTCAAGAAGTGGTTCGGCAAATCCAAGATCGTTGCGGAGCGCGATACTGGGGCGCTGTCCGGTGAGGATGTCATGGACTTCATGGGCATCCCTGCGGACGAGCAGGATTCTTACTGGCGAGGTCTGACCCAAGAGGGTCGCGACAAACTGATGAGCGACTTCCGCTCTCGTGGCGCTGGTGAACCCAAGGTCATGTACCACGGCACTGCCCGTGACATCACTGAGTTCCGTCCGAAGCAAGCCAATGCCATCTTTGTGACGGACCGTCCTCGCTTTGCCGAGGGCTTCGCTGATATGTCTGAGGACTACATAGCGCAGCAACTCTGGAAAGAGATGCCGGACTCCAAGAAGTTGGCTCTCGAAAGCCAAGCCGCCAAACTTGCAAGACAAAAACAAACCTCTGCGCAGGATGAATTGCAGGCTCTCTTGCGCGATCAAGCGGAGTCTCGTGCGAACATCATGCCGGTGTTTGTCCGCGCTGAGAACCCGTTTGACTTTGAGGATGCTGAACAAGTTCAGGCACTGATTCAAAAACTCAACGAGCCAAAATACAACAAGTTCCTTAAGCCGACAGAGCAAAAGTATGGCGACAGGAACGCAGAGTTTCTTGAGTCTGGCAGTTGGAAAACCATCGAGGCAGAGAGGGTTCAAGATGCCATCAAGGCTCTTGGGCACGATGGCTTCTATGTGATGGAAGGTGGTCTGAAGAACCTTGCCGTCTACGATCCCAACCAGATCAAGTCTGCCATCGGCAACATTGGCACGTTCGCTCGTGACAACAACGACATCCGTTACGCGCTGGCGCTGAAGGGCGTGAAGCCTGACTCTGCCCTCATCCCCAACGAAGGCGGCAATCCCGATGGCAACCTCGGCCTGACCCCGGAGCGTCTGGGTGGCAAGCCCATCCGTATGCTGATCGGTACGCACGATGACATCACCGGCAAGGGTTATGGTGCGAACCACATCCTCAACCGTGTTCTGAATGATCCCAACCGTATCCCGGGCGGGGCAGAGGAACTGCTTGAGAAGATCGTCCGCACTGCGCAGCGCACCGCTCAGAACTACAACTCGATCTACCGTGACGGTGGCAAGTTCGTTCTGTATGACGGTAAAAACTCGCTGGTCCTCTCGCCCGAGAAAGGCGAGATGTCGATCATCACCATGTTTACACAGGAGAACCCGCAGAAGCGTTACGGTCCTCCGGTGTGGAATGGTCGTGCGCCTCGCGTTGCTGAGTTCCTGCAACCGGTTCGTGGCGCAGAGGTTGTTGAGCGCGAAGGTCGCGTTGCTCGCCCAGAAGTGCCTGTGCAAACGAAGCGCGTTTATACCCCGGAGCAAATCAAAGACGTTGAAACGCAACCCGTTCAAACGTCTCGCAAGGAGGGCACTCTCTCCCTGCGCAAGGATGCGTTCAAGTATTCGCTGCGTGACTCTCTAGGTCAGGACACTGTCGATGCCATCGAGCGCACCACCACCAAGCGAGAAGAGAAAGGCTTTGCCCAGCGCATGGGCGAGGCGCTCTCTCCGACTGGCTTCACCAAGTTCCGTCAAGCCTTCATCAACAAGTACGAATCGATTGAGCGTCTCTCGAAAGAGGTGGCGGCGCAGTTCGGTTCAGCAGAATTGCTGGCTGACACGTCCGCGATTGCTGCAACGCTGTTCTCTGACCGCGCTGCGGGCATCGCTGCATCGTCCTATCAGAACGGTGTGCCTGTCTTCAAGAACGGCTTCACCACCGTCTCGGACAAAGATGGCACGGTCAAGGGTCTGATCCCGATCCTTGAGCCGCTGATGAAGTACAACGATCCGTTCGTCTTCCAAGCCTTCCAGTTCTACGCAGCGACTCGCCGTGGCAAGCGCCTGACCGCAGAGGGCAGGGAGCAACTGTTTACACCACAAGACATCCGTCGCGGTGAATTGATCGGTCAGCAGTACCCTGAGTTCAAGGAAGTCTTCGACGAGTACCAGAAGTACAACAAGGGTCTCGTTGAGTTCATGCGTGACACGGGTGTGATCTCCGAGAAGGAAGCAGAAATCTGGACGCAGAACTGGGACTACATCCCCTTCTACCGTCAGTTGGAAGGCGAAGAGATTGCTGGCCCCAACATCTTCTCCTCGATTGCTGGTGTCGCCAAGCCCCGCAAACTCAAGGGTGGCGAGGCTCCGCTGGCTGACTTCATGGAGACCATCGTCCGCAACAGCCGTGCCGCCATCGAGGCTGGCATGAAGAACGTTGCCGCCCAACGTGTGGTGCGTGACGTGCTTCGTTTAAACCAAGGCCAGTTCGTGCCTGCTGCGCTCGCCCGTGGGGCAGACATCGTGACGGTCAAGGAGAACGGTCAGACCAAGCACTACCAAGTCGATGACCCGCTGTTGATCGAAGCCTTAAAGGGACTGAACCTGCCTCAGTTGCCGTTCCTTGAAGTGCTGGCTGCTCCGTCCAACCTGCTGCGCAACTTGGTCACCAAAGACCCCGGCTTCATGCTGGCGAACTTGATGCGTGACTCGTTGCAGGCATGGGTCACGACCGGGACCAACATCACCCCCATCGTCGATACGTTTAAACAGTACGGCGCTGCGCTCGCAGGCAAGTCCAAGGAGGCTCAGTCTCTTGCCAACGCAGGTCTGTTTGCAGGGTACGACTTTGGCGATGACGCGAAGTCTTCCGCTCGTGCGCTGGAAGCCGAACTGCGCAAGCGCACCGGCACTCGCACCGGCAAAGAGATTGCGCTTCTGCCGATCTCCAAGATGTGGGATATGCTGGAGAAAGCCTCTGGCGCATCCGACGTTGCGACCCGTGCCGAGGTGTATAAACGCACCCTCGCCGAGACTGGTAACGAGGCCGAGGCTCTGTACCAAGCGATGGAGGTTTTGAACTTCAGCCGCAAGGGCAACTCCGCTTTGATCCGAGTCCTAACTGCGGTGGTTCCGTTCATGAACGCCCGCATTCAAGGTCTGGACGTTCTGTACCGCGCTGGCTTCGGCAAGGCTGCGACTCAGAACAAGGAGCGTATGCAGAAGGCATTCATGACTCGCTCCCTCACCCTGATGGGCCTGTCGTGGATGTACTGGATGCTTGCCTCCGACACTGAGGAGTACAAGACCGCCGAGCAAGAGGTGCGCGACAACTACTGGATCATCGGCAACGTCCGCATTCCGATCCCGTTCGAAATCGGCACGGTGTTTAAAGTGTTCCCCGAGCGCATCTTGGAATACTTCATGGGTCAGGACACGTCCAAAGACCTGAAGGATTCTGTGATCCGCAACATCACTTCGACGCTGGCGATCAACCCGATCCCTCAAGCCTTCCTGCCTGTGCTGGAGAACGTGGCGAACTACTCGTTCTTTACGGGCCAGCCCATCGTTGGCAAGGGTCTGGAGGACGTGGCTCCGAAGTACCAAGCATCGGCAGGAACGTCTCTGCTGGCGCAGCAGATCGGCGAGGCGACCAACTCATCGCCGGTCAAGATCGACAACCTGATCCGTGGGTACACCGGTACGCTGGGAACCTATGCGGTGATGGCTCTGGATGCGATCATGCGCGGCGAGGGAGACCCGACCAAGGCCACGATGAAGGCAGAGCAACTGCCTGTGGTCAAGCGGTTCTTCGCGTCCGCTGAGTCCACTGGCACGGTCACGTCCTACTACGAACTGAAGAAGGCTGTGGATGAGTCCACCCGTACCATCAACTTCCTTGAGCGCACGGGCAACATGGAAGACCTGCGTGAGTACATGGTGGACAAGGGAGCGAAACTGCAAGCGGTCAAGCCTTACATCCAGTCGTTGGACAAGGACATGACGATGCTGCGGGAGATGCGCCGCACGGTTCAGATGTCTAACATGGACCCTGACCAGAAGCGTAATGTGCTGGACAACATCCGCAAAGCGGAAGTTGGATTGACCTCTCGGATTCAGTTCCTCAAGAAGTCGATTGACTAGGCTTACCGTTGATCATTGAAGCGGATTGACGTGCATGGCAGTAAATGCACTGTGCGCCAATCCGTCTTCCATGAACATCAAACTTCGGTCTCATCATCGCTTCGGGAAATGCCCTGCCGCATTTGAAGCAATACTTCGACGCGCTGCTTTGTTTGTTCGTAGAGTTCCCATTCTGTTCCATAGCGCCTTTCAAACTCCCTCTTCCACGGATGCCGTGAGACGGCAATCTCGTTGTTGACCCCGAAGCGGTGGTGTGTTGGGCACAAGGGGATGGTGTGGAAGTCGTCCACCCGTTTTCCATTCTTCAGGATGTGATGTATGTCGGGGTCGCTCTTGACCCCCATGTGGTTTAAACAAACGATGCACCCGAGGTCTTGCAGCGCCTGAAACCACTTGTCTTTTTTCGTCGCCATATCAATCAAATTTTCTCAGGTTTTCCAAAAAGAGGACGTGGTGATTGACGTTCTCTCGCGGTGATGGTTCAAGGTTGTCTTCGCGGAATATGTCCTGCGGCGCGAACCATCCGAGTATCTCGACGGTCCTGAAGTCCACATAGCAATAGACGTAACGGTCGATCCCATGACTGGATTTCCATTCAGGGATGTAAACGCGATCCCGTCCGGGCTTTGTGCTTTTGACATCTACCCTTCTGCCTTTGATGACGCAGTCCACGCCACCAGCCCTTGGTTCGAACGACAGGTCCGGGTAGACGTTGAAGTATTTGCAGACAGCAATCTCAGCGACCAGTCCATCAATCCCGATCTGAAACCCATCGTCCCGCCCCATCTGTCTGTCACTCACGCCGTAGTCTCGGTTCACGAACTCCCGGACTGACGTTAGGTAGACGGCAGTTGCGTACTCGCTGGGCTTTAGGGTGATTGCAATCGGCTGTGTCATTGTTCTTCCTGTAGTTGATGGCGCAAGCCGCTTGCTTGCTCCCATCGTCATTGGTCTCTCGGGTCATCTCGATGCAGGACTCCAAGGTCTCCACCGGGTGTTCCTCCACCACGCGACCGTTGAGCAGGATGAGGATGAGAAAACTTGCTGGTTCCATGTTTAAACGTTGAGGTGGGTGACGGCTTGGCGGCAGAACTCCGGGGAGAACTTGGCGTAGACCCGTTCGGTGATGGCGGTCTGCCGGTGTCCCAGCAGTCTGGAAATCTGGGGCATGGGCACGTTCTTCTGAGCCAGTTGGGTGGCAACTGTATGGCGCAGGATGTGGGGCGTGATGTCCAGCCCAGTCTCCTTCATGAGTCGGGACCAGACCCCGCGCAAGTCCCGCACCCGTCTGCCGTAGTGGTGGATGACGTGCATATGGTCCTTTGGCAAGCCCTCCAGCAGGGTTCTGAGCGCGTCTGACATCGGGACAATACCTCGACCCTTCCTGCGGTGAGAAAGCGTCCCAGAGGGGTCATTGAAGTCCACCAGACCGGTCTGGAAATCCACCTGATCCCAGCGCAGGGACAGGATGGCTTCCTTCCTTTGCCCGGTCATGAGCGCAATCCGAATGAACGTGTGAACGTGTGGATATGGTTTGGCGGCATCCAGCAGGGCGGCGACCTGCGAGTCCGTCAGGAACTTGGATCGAGGGGGAGGTGAAGGCAACCTCGGGATGGCGGGCAGGAAGTCGATCTCTCCACGTTTAAACGACCAGCGCAGGGCCGCTTGCAGCACCGCCAGTTCCCGGTTGATGGTCCCGGGCGATGCCTTGCGGTCATTGATGTACCGCTCGATCTGCTTTGAGACGTTCCTGACCGTGCAGCCATGCAGTGGGGCAAGCCGCTTGATGGCGATCATCCCCCGCTGGTGGGTGATGGTCTGCTCAAGGTGCTTGCCGTATGCCTCAAGGATGTCCTTGATCATGCCCGTCTCCTGATTTCCTCTGCCTTACTGCGCACCCACGCCACGGCAGCACTCGGCTCCATATCGGCAACCATTTGGTCAGCCATTTCATCCAGCACACGGGCGTTGGCCTCACGCTCTTTCAGCACTGCGGCCTCCACCGCAGGCTTGATCATCTGCACGGCAGTCTCTTGCAGTTTGTTCAACGTCTCACACAATGCGCTCAACCCGGAGATTTGTTCTTGACTCCGCTTTGCCGCTTCCAAGGCTTCGCGCAGCAGTTCACGCTGGGCCGGATAGGCATCGTCGAAATTCAAGGTTGCCAGTACAAGGTTGATCGCCTCAATGGATGTTCTGTTCATTTCTCTCCCCTTGCGCGGATGTCGTCAGCGTAACTGTTTATGAGTGCAGTCGAATACTCGTCGCCGGGTATGACCACATCACACACCCTCGCACACGCCTCACGCTCGGCGGCGATGCGCTCCGCAATCTGCCAATTAAGTTCATTGAGCAGGTCTTCTGTGGTGTCACCGTGCCCGGTTGCGTAGCCGCGCTGAATCATCCATGCAGCGACCTTCTCGCGTTCAGCAGCGGCGACAAGGTTGGCAAAACGCACAAAAAAAGCATCCCACTTCAAAGACACATCGGCTGCCCAATCATCGGAACGCGCCATGCGGATAACGTCTTCTTGGTCCATGTCAGTGCCTCGGCTCGGTCTTGATGGTCACCAAGTCGTGGATCACGGTCTGAAACAAAACCTTCAGACCCTTGACCACGTCAGCGTCCTTACTCTGCTCGATGCACTCTGCTGTCCTGAGAGCGATGGCAATCTTTGCCTCGATGGGAAGACTGCTTACCTCAGTCTTCACTCTCTCTTCTTCCATTCGTGCGGTCCATTCGTTCGCGCTCATCACGGTTAGCCTCCAGTGCGGTTAGTTCAATCAGTTTCTCAAGGTAGTGCTGCGCTTTCTTCAGGTCGTTCAAACCACCTTTCTGCTTCCATCGGGAAACGTACTTGATGATGTTGCCTTCGAAGTAGCCAATGTTGTTGGCGGCGATGTAATCCCAAGGCTGGATTGCTCCTCCCTTGTAATGACTGCCGCCCACCTGCTTGTCATTCGCCGTCATCACCACCCTCCGGCATCTCCCGTGTGCGTTTAAACTTTTCAATCTCATCGCACACCAGTTGTCCAAACGATTTGCCGGATGGGAAGCGCATCTGCGCACCCTTGGTTTTCTGTGCAACGTCCATTGCTGCACTTAGGCCATCATCGAATCCGCTGTTGTAGGGGTTACTCTCTCCTGCAAGTCGCATTCGGATTCCCTCACGCGCTATGTGGGACACGGGCTTCTTCGCGGACTTCGCAAACTTCTTGAGTTCCGCAAGTTCTGCCGGTGGCACATAGATCATGAGGGGAGCCACTGTTTTAAAACGGGTCATTTTTCTCGCTCCATTCTTCGTATTCCTCCACCAGTTTGTCGAAGGCTTCTTGCGCAGCAGCGTTGCCATTGAGTTCAGTCCGCGACTTGATGCCGCAGATGTCATGAATGAAGCGCGTCGCAGTCGCCTCGTTTGCCCTACCGATCTCGTAACGCTCGGTAAGGAAACGATGGAACCAGTTGTTTCGGCATAGCATCCCGGCCTTCTGCACTCGGTTCTTGACCATCATGGGCGACTCGTCGTCGTTTATACGGACCATCGCAACGCCGTATCTCGCACCGACAAAGTCGCGCAGCAGTTCCTCGGGTATCTCGTCGGGATGAATCTTGACCGTGAGAACGTATCCGGTTGCGTCCTGCTTTAACGCAACCTTCAACGCTTCAAATTGCAGGGCACTCATTGCGAGTTCCTCAACCCAGCCAAGTCTTCAAGGTAAGAGATGACCGCACGGAAGCCCACGATCTGATGCTTCAGGTTGTCGATCTCGCTTTGAAGTTTCACCACCTTGCCGTTGGCAATAATCAGGTCCGCTGGTGCAGTGCCAGCAGGATGACGGCGGTGAGCCTTGACCTTGACGGTCATGGTCTTGCGCGGCTTGGAAGCGCCTTTCACTTCCTTGCCGATCAGCCAGCGGTTGCTGTGGTAGTTCTGCTTTGAACCACCGGTTGCCTTAAAAAATTCCTCGTAGGTTGCATCCGGGTTCTCGCGCAGGAAACCAATCCGTGAAACTTTCTTTGCCATGTTAGCCTCCGTGTTTAAAAGGGTTCGTCTTCGTCGTTGCTGTACTGCGGCTGCGGTGCTGCTGCGCGGGGGTAGCCGCCCTCTTCGCGTTCTTTGAATTCACTGATGTTCAGAGAAAGGAACGTTGTGCCCTTGCTGGAGGTCTTCTTCCAGCCAGCAATGCGCAGTTTGGCTTTGCCGGTTCCAATGCCCAGAGCAGCAAGGTCGAGCGTCATGTCGCCTTGGTAGTCGGGAGCCTTCGGGTTTTTCTTGACACGGTTCTGGAACAGAGTGCCGCTGTTTAGGTATTCACGATCAGCCATGATTAGTCCTCTTTAAAGTTGGCTTTGAGTTGAGCGAAATGCTCTTGGACACGCTTGAACAGTTCTTTGCTGTTCTTCTTCAGTTCATCGATCTGCGGTTGATTGGTCTTCCACAGGTCGGTGAGTTCGGTGAGCGAGGTGCATGAGTTGCCCCAGTTGATCATCGACTGCACGAAGAGTTCGCTCTTCGGGTCTTGCTCCTCGTAGCGTTTGGCAACGATCTTCTTGGGTGCGGGTTCTGCTGGCGCAGGGTCTTGCGCTTTGTTGCCGGTGGTGGAATCGAGCGCGTCATGCTCGACGATCTCCATCGCAGCCACCCACAGGTAACGCCGAAGGTAGGTTTGCACAGCGCCTAGGTTCTGGACCGGGTGACAGCCCTTGAGGGATGCCTCGCTCATCGGGGTAGAGATGACGATCATCTCGTCCGGCTTGTCGGTGTTGATGATCTGCATGGTTGCCTCGTCCGGTTTAAACGAGATGACGGAGGTCAGCCCAACCTGCTTGAAAATCTCAAGGGCAGGGACAACGAAGTCACCGAGTTCAAAGTACGAGTAGCCAGCGAACTTGTTGTGTCCGCTCTTTTTGAGTGAAGCCTGATGGAACTGGTCCCGGGCTTCGTTGAGTTTCTGATAGACGTTCATTGTCCTTCCTTCCATGCTTGGTCAAACCTCACGTTGTGTATGACGCACACGGTTTGGTTGTCATACATATCCAACGCACACGCAGCGCGGATTGGGTCCGCACCCTTTGCGACCATCTCATTGAGATGGGACCGCTTGCTCCACATAGTTGCCGTGATCGACAGAATCAAAACGCAAAAGCAGATTGATGCCAGACCCCAGATCACGATCCAGAACTTTTCTTCACTCATCCGGTCACTCATCGGTAGCCTCCTTCAGGGATTTCTGATACTGACTGCACCACTCAGCCACGCCGCAGAAGTTGCCAGTGCAGCGGATGGCTTCTCCCTTGCGCACTTCGACGTAGCCGCTCTCTTTGACCGCCAGTTCGTCAGCCTCTTGCTGCGTGTCGAACACACGGATGGCAGTCTTCCTGCCCTCGCGCTTGACGGCGAACTTGGTCTCGCGCACCCAGCGTTCATCGTCTGAGCAGGGCGGCAGTTCATCACCCCAGTCGGCTTGCACCTTGCTCATGCGGTGTGCCTCGATGCGCTCACGAACATATGCCTCGGTGCGCTCAAGGGGCCACAGGGGCAGTTCAAGAACTTGGATGGGGGCTTGGGGGTAGTCGGGCTTGACGGACGCTTCACGGCGGCTCCAGTCGCGGATCAGGGCGCAGATTTGAACGCCCTTGACCTTCTGCTTTTTCTCACGCTCGACCAGCCATGCGTAGATGTTCTGCTGGGCTTCCCATTCGAACTTGTCCTGACGCAACGCCCACGCGCTGGTGAACTTGTAGTCGGTGATGATCGTGCCATCCGACTCCACCTTCTGGATGTCGATGGCTCCCGAGAGTTTCACGCCGTCGATCTCGGTGAACAGGCGCTCCTCGGTGATGTGACCGTCCGCTGCGCCACGCTCGGCGACAACGTGCAGGGCAGAGCCAAGCAGTTGCCAGAGCATATCGCTCACGTCCTGCTCCATCTGTTCGTGGTGTGCGCGACGAAGGCGCTGGATGCGGGGCGGGGAGATGATCTCGGTGACGCTGTAGTCAGCCTTGCCTTTCGTGTAGTAATCTCTGGATGCCAGAGCGACCAATGTTTCGGGAACATTGTGTTTGTTTGTGACTTTCAAAAGGAGCCTCCATAGAGTGGATTGAACATATGGATGATGATAGCACTAACACGAACGCGCCACAAGCACTTGCATTCAAAATTCTTGGGGAGCCAGCGTCAAAAGCCAACAGTCGGAAGATGGTGACCATCGGAGGTTCGCCTCGGTTGATCAAGTCAGCGAAGGCGTTGTCGTATGCCTCTGCGTTTAAACTGCAAGCACGAGCAGGCCGAATGATCGAAGGGGATGTCGCCGTTCACATCAAGATTTGGTACGCAAGCCGCCGCCCCGATCTGGACGAGAGCCTGATCCTTGATCTGTTGCAGGACGTGGCCTACAAGAACGACAGGCAGGTGAAAGAGAAGCACATCTACTGGGCGCTCGACCCGCAGAACCCGAGGTGCGAGATTCGTGTTGAACCGCTCGGAAAAAAATAAAGGGACTCACGAAGAGTCCCTTTACCCCACCGGTAGTGGTATCCGCTCGGAGGCTAATCACGAAGGAATGAACGCATTGTCACAAGTCGCATGAGCCTTGTCAAGCGTTCGCAGTTTGTTCTCGATTGACACGCAACACCGCTTCGCGAGAATGAACCTGCTTGGAACTTCTCCATCCAAGCGCAGTTGCCATTAGGCTTGAACGGAGCGATTGTTTAAACGCAGTCGCTCCTTTTTTTGCTTATGACTTGCCCTAATCGTGCATCTATGCCTTGAAAAATTTCATCGACCCACTGTAAACTGGTCACCTGCTTGCGTGACGGTCAACGGTGGGCGCAAGTGTGCATAGTCCAACCACGGGATAGATTTGAAACGGGACACAGGGCGGCGAAGCCAGCACCCTGAATCGAAAAGGCTGGCGGGTCAACCGGCTCCGAGGGGCAGTTGTGAAGGCAGTCCTAGGATAAGGCTAGGTCTGCCCTTCCCAAGGGCAGAACTTGAGTCAAGGTGTAACAGGAGGCTAATCATGGAATACGAAAGACAAGACTACGAGTGTCTTGAATCAATTTTGGACTTGTGTCCACCACCAGAGGATGACAACGAGATCGTTGTGTACTTTGCCAAGTGCATGACGTACCCAGACGCATTCAATTGGAACCTTGTCGTTGACATCGCCGATCACGGAGACAGTTTCACTGCCGTGTTTGGAAGACGAATCGCCACAGGATGGACACCGGCACAGGCAATCAAGGGTTGCTTGCTGCGCAGTGATCTGTACGACTGAGAGGGCTACATGGCGACAAGGAAACGAGACTACAAGCACGAGTACCAGTTACAAAAAAAGCGCGGTGACGTGCAAGGTTTCCTTGAGCGCCAGAAGGCGCGAAGGCTGTACGACAAGAATGGAATTGACAGAGCAGGAAAGGACATTGACCACGTCAAGCCCATAAGCAAAGGTGGCAAGACCGTTGCCGGAAATTTGAGGTTGCGCTCACGGTCCAAGAACAAGAGCGACAACAAGTAAACAATCGGAGGCTAATCCAATTGAATGAACTTCAAGCATTCGTATCTGCGCTGCACGTCGATGACACCGAACGTGTAGCCTGTCCCAGTTGCTCACCGCAACGCCGTAAACAAAATCTCAAAGAGATGGTTGTGACTCGCAAGGATGATGCGTGGGTGTACCACTGCCATCACTGCGGGGTGAGCGGTAACGTCCCATTTGAAAAAAGAACACACTATGTGGAGAGAAAATTGTCTGTCGTCCCAAAACAAAATATCACGCAGTCTTCATTGGAAGACGCACACTACGCCTTCTTGTTGAAGCGCGGCATCAGCAGGGAGACCGCTGACAAGATGAAGTTGTTCGCTGCCGAGAAATGGTTTCAACGACTCGGGCGCAACGCACCAGCGATTGGCTTCCCTTACTACCGCAACGGCTCCATCACTGCCGCGAAGTATCGAAGCATCGAAGACAAAGACTTCACGCAGGACGCAGGTGGGGCACACGACTTCTTCGGCATCGATCAAGTGATGGCAGACAAACCCATCGTGATTGTTGAGGGCGAGATCGATGCACTGACTGGCATCGAGTGCGGCATCGAGAACGTGGTCTCTGTTCCATCCGGTGCGCCGATGAAGGTGGTTGATGGCAAGGTCACCGCCAGCGAGGACAAGAAGTTTGCTTTCGTCTGGAACGCAAACGAGATACTCTCCAAGGCTCCCTTCATCGTCATCGCCACAGACAACGATGGACCCGGGCAAGCACTCGCCGAAGAGTTGGCAAGGCGAATCGGAAAACACAAGTGCCGCCTGACCAAGTTCGACAGGAAGGATTTAAACGAGGTGCTGCTGGAGGATGGCCCGCAGCGGGTCAAAGAAATCATCGATGCAGCCGAACCTTACCCAGTCGAGGGTCTGAGTTCAGCCTCCAAGTTCTACGACCGAGTCAACGACCTTTGGACCAAGGGCACAGGCAAGGGCGTTTCAACAGGGTACGCGACACTCGATCAGATTTACACAGTCGCACCGGGGCAGTTGACTGTCGTCACAGGCTACCCATCCAACGGCAAATCAAATTTCGTTGACCAGTTGATGGTCAACCTTGCCAAGCAGCACCAGTGGAAGTTCGCTGTCTGCTCATTCGAAAATCAACCCGAAGTCCACATCACCCGCTTCATGGAGATCGCCGAGGGCAAGCGATTCTTCGAAGGCTCCCACCGCATGACGGACGAGGAGAAGGACAGAGCGTTTAAATGGGTCACCGATCACTTCCTGTTCATGGACTCGGAGAACGTTGAACCCGCAACCATCGACTCGATCCTCGACCGCGCACAGGCTGCGGTTGCCCGACTGGGTGTCCGGGGCATGGTGATCGACCCCTACAACTACATCGACATGAAGAACCGGGGTGACTCTGAGACTGGTGCGATCAGCGATATGCTGACCCGTGTCCAAGCCTTCGCCAAGGCGTTTGGGGTCCACGTCTGGTTCGTGGCTCACCCTTCCAAGGTTCAACGCTCTGGCAGCGATCTGCCCCGTCCTGACGGCATGAGCATCGCAGGATCGATGGCATGGTGGGCCAAGGCCGACTGCGGCCTGACCGTTCACCGGGCGCAGGACGGTGTCGAGGTGGCTGTTTGGAAGTGCCGCTACCGCTGGGTGGGCACACAGGGTGAAGTCCTGCTCGGCTACGATAAGGTCACTGGAACCTACAACGAGAACGTCGATACCTTCTGAGGGGGGTGGGCAAACCGGTGGGCAACCACAGCGTTTAAACGCTTACCGCAATTGCGGTGACTTTCAGATGGATTTCAGATAGGCGAAAAAAAACCCCGGTCAGATCGCTCTGCCGGGGTTCTTTCATTCGGGCTTCAGGTAGCCGTAGACCAATTCACATTTGTCCTTGGGGACGTACTGACAGGCTTGCCCGAAGGCGACCAGATACTCGGACCGTCCTGTTGCCAGCACAGTGCCGAGCATTCCGTTCCACCAGACCCGCTTGACCTCGCGAACGCGAACTTGATTCATCGCCAATCTCCTTCCTTGCCTCGATTGCCTTTGGTCCACTGATCACGCACATCGCGCTCCAGCATCTCTCCGGCTTCCTTGCCACGTTTTTTCTTGACCTCTTCCATGTAGTTCAATGCACGGTTGCGGTCCTCCATGCGCCAACGGATCACGGTGCGGACTTCACACTGGTGGCGGTACTCCTCCGACCATGTAAAGCCGCGCTCGATGTCCGGCAGCACCTTCATGCCTCTCCCCGAAAAGAAAGGTACAAAGAAAAGGCGA